TTTGTCCTTTTGTTATTTGTAAGTTACTGGTAATCAGTTAACTATGATTTGCCTTATTAGTAATGAGTAACAAAATAGCAACTTTGAATTGTTAATCTTTGTAAACTCGTTTGCTATGCTTGGCGCAAAGATACAAATTATACTTTATTCACAATCAATCCACAAAAAGACTTTAACTTAGATTAACACTAATACCTATTATATACCCATTGTATAACTACTAATACCTATTTTCGATTTCTCTTACATTCAACACTTTTTTGCATTTGGTGGTTTCAGAAATTGTTTCTATCTTTGCATCGTCAATGTTACGGTTGGCAGACTAAAGTAGTCCTCCTTTCAAGGCTTTTTTTTATTAAGCCTACAAGATATGAACCTCTGAGTCGTTGTCCGTAACCAACACTCGGGGGTTCTTTTTTATATCCCTGAGTTTAATGACAAGACAAGATGGAAGACTATGGGCTAAATACCTTCCGATTCATCAAGTCTATAAATTGCAAGGAAGAGTCATGGCAGAGCACAGGATTGATTGCAGAAGGTGCGACAAGGACTGAAAACTATATTTCAGAAAGCTGCAAAACCGATTCACGTATAGATTTGTGATAGGTCGATGGAAGGGGCGAATATACTGTCTCCACCCAAGTGAATCCTCCACCACAATGAAAGACTTGTGGGTAAGGGGGATTTTACTTCCCTCAGCTAACGTGCAACCTGTTCCTATTTTAAGCCTACGGAATATAAATTTAATAAATATTTTCGTTATGATAAATAATAATAAACCTAACGTGTACGTGCCTACACGTGAAGAGTTCGATGAGTTTTGCGCTCGTGGAATGAAGTTGAATGATAAGGAATGGATTGATGCCATTTGGAATCTTGCATCAAAAGTCGGATGGAGAAAGAAAAATGGCGAAGCTCCTAATCATTGGCACTCACTTGTATCTGCTTATAATGGTGTGTTGATTGCTAAAAGAGGGAAAAAACCTCGTTTACGAGTAACAAAAAAAGTTCCTCAGCATGAAAAGACAATCATCAACGAGATAGAAGAGGAGTTTCCTGACAATGGTCTTCATTATGTAGCATACACTGATGGCTCTTGTGACAACTTATCTCAAACTAAGGCTGGTGGTGCGGCATACATCATTCTCAAAGATGGGGAAATTTTAAAGATGAAGAATCATAGTCAACTGAATACCTCAAACAACAGAATGGAGTTGCTGGCGATTATTAGTGCTGTGAACGCTTGTCCTGATGGTGCATACTTGGATATTTATACAGATAGCCAGTATTGTATCTTGGTGCTCTCCAAGTCTTATAAGCCAAAGAAGAATCCTGACCTCTACGAGTTGTACAAGAAATGCTCTGCTCATTTGGCAGGAGTTCGTTTTCACTGGGTGAAAGGTCACAATGGTGACAAGTATAATGAAATGGTTGATAACTTGGCTTATGGCGCATATTGCGACATTTGTGACCAATATAACATCGAGAAATCGAAAAGACATTAAAATTTTGGCTTATGGAACTTGATATGTTGATTAGAAGTGCCCTAAGTGATGCCAAGTGGTTAATTGCGAAGGGTGGGACGGATAGGGCAGAAGTCCTGAATCGTGTGATGGGTAAGATTGATAATGTCCTGAAAGAACTGGATGGGGTTGACCTCATTGACCTCAATAAGGTATGGCATCAAACGAAAGATGTTATGCCGACAAGTGCTTATGGCGGCAATCATGGTGGCTTGCTGTGTGTGCATCAGTTCAAGCCTAATTCCTATCCTCACATTACTCATGAAGAGTACTGCCCTGAGTTTGAGGAGTACCTTAAAGCGAGTCCGTATGACTGGTGGTGCAGAACTGGGGATTTGTTGAAGAAGGAACATCGTGAGCTTTATTGGAGATAGATATATGAAGAAAATCAAATGGAACGTTTTGGCGTTTGTGAGTTGGGTACTCATTACGCTAATTGTGGTAAATGTCTGCTTTGAAGCGGTTAACAAGGCTAATACGATAGAGAACATCATGGGTGTTCTTGGTCTTATTCTTTGGATATTGCTTTCTATTGCGACAAATTGTTTAATGTTTAAATATAACAAGAAAAATGAAAAGTAAGATTAATTCTTTGTGTTTGTTTTTGCTGCTCGGTGCGGCAATGTTTTCAATGACTTCTTGTAGCGAGCGTGTGGATGCTGGCTCTGAGGGTATCTTGGTGAACCTGTATGGTTCAGAAAAGGGTGTAGATGATGTGAGTCTCGTTACTGGTTGTGTTTGGTACAACCCATTCACTGAGGAGGTGTACGAGTACCCTACCTATGTCCAGACTATTGACTATCCTGCATTTACTATTAATGCTAAGGATGGTTCTGAGTTTACTGTTGACCCTACCGTATCGCTCAAAATGGTGGATGGTAACGCTCCAAAGGTATTTAAGAAATACCGCAAGGGACTGGGTGATATTGTGAATGGTGCTCTGTTTAATTACGTAAAGGATGCCTTCCGTATTCAGTTGAATAAGTACACAACCGACCAGATTGTAAGCAATCGTGATTTGGTTGAGAAAGCTATCGAAGCCCAACTAAGCAAGGCTCTTGCCAAGGAACATTTCCATTTGGAGCAGTTGACTTCTGGTCTGAAATATCCAACATCTATTGTTGAGGCGGTTAATCAGAAGAATAAGGCTATCCAAGAAGCTCAGAGAGCACTCAACGAAGTGTCAGTAAAGAAGGCGGAAGCAGAGAAGATGCTTGTGCAAGCTAAGGCTGAGCGTGAGGCGAATGAGTTGAAGACCGCTTCTCTTACTCCTGCTATCTTGCAGAAGATGTGGATTGAGAAGTGGGATGGCAAGTTGCCTGTATATGGCAATGTACCTCAGATGATGATGGTGAAGTAGGATGGTATCAGAATCAGCTAAATATTATCAGACTCACCCAGCAGCAAGGGCGAGAAAAGCGGCTTACGACACACGTTTCGAGTCTTCTCCTGCTCAGAAGGCTAAGCGTAGGGAACTGGATCGTCATAATGTCGAACACGATAAAAAGTATGGTGCAGCTTCTCGCAAGGGAAAGGATGCTTCACATACCAAGTCGGGTATCAGATACAAGCCTTCATCTGTCAATCGTGGCTCTAAAACAGATATGGCTGGGGATAGAAGGGCAAGAGGTGGTCGCTGATAGTGATGAAAAAAGGGGAGTGCTCACGCATTCCCCTTTGTCGTCCTGATAATCTTTAAACCTTAATCAAAAACCTATAACTCGAAAAAACTTATGAAAACTTGTAAATTGTATTAAATGAACAACACTAACCTTCTTCTTCTGACATCTGTTTTAACTTCTCGGTGAGAGCGTTGTGAACCTCACGCTTATCATCAAGAGTTACAGTCTGTAGCTTAGGACAGTTGAACTCCAATATCTTGATAAATGTTGCCACCTTATCCTTAGGCTCACACTTATACCAAGCAGCCATGAAATCTTCCCAAGCCTCTCTAGAAAAGTCAGCACACAGCTCACGAAACTCCTTCGTGATAGGAGACTCGTAACCTTTTTGTTTGCCGCCAGTTTTTGCTCTACCCTTTTCAAACTGACCTTTAGTATTTCTGTCTGCTGCCATTATCAAAACTATTTTGCTGCAAAGATAGCTATATCCTGATATGTGCTAACCTTATCCATTAACTTTGTGGAATTGCATATACCTTAATTAATAGATAAGGTTTATATAATATAAGGTATGATTATCTTTGTATCATTATTAATAATTTATAATTTCATATATATGATTGGTACATTAATAGGTGCTGGGCTTGGGCTTGCAAGCAGTATCGCTGGCGGTATAGCTAACCGCAAGGCGAGAAAAAAGCAGGAGCAGATGCTTGCCCAGCAGCAGAGAGATAATCAGGCATGGTATGATAGGAAATATAATGAAGACCCTACCAAACGTGCCGATACAGTCAGGTTGCTCACTCAGATGCAGGAGCAGATTAAGAACAGAAACAGAGCAGCTAAGGGCAGACAAGCCGTAATGGGCGGTACAGAAGACTCTACTACTGCGGTGAAGGAGGCGAACAACAAGACTCTTGCTGATACGACCTCTCAGATTGTAGCTGCAAACGAATCTCGTAAGGATGCTATCGAGCAGCAGTATCAGCAGAATAAGCGTTCAATTCAGGGACAACAGATGCAGATGGAAGCCGAGAAGTCTGCTGATACTGCTAACGTTGTAGCTGGTGTGGCTGGTACTGCTGCTAATATCGCTGCTTCGCTTGATAGTGGCAGTGGAAGCAGCAAAGCTCCTAAACGTCCTGACGTGGCATCGCCTACTGATACTGACATGGCTAACTTGGATGCCAAGGTGGGTGCGATTCCTAACCAGCATCAGGTAGCGAGTGACTTGAATGATATGGTTGGCGACAATGCGCCAAAAAAAATCAAAGCATAGCCTATGAAAGCGTCAGATATGTTACGTAACAACAATGGCTTGAAGACTACACAGAGTGTACTCAACAAGCAGCAGAGTGGTGCAGATGCTGCCCAAAAGGCGAGTCCTGAGCAGATGAATATGAACACCGCACAAGCTATGTTGCAAGGGAAAGGAGAACAACTTACTCCTCCAAAGGATGCGCACGAACAGGCTGCAAGGATGAATCAGCAGACTGCTGAGGGTATGCTTAATGGCTCTATACCTACAGACAAGCCTTCCGTTCCTATCGTTAAGAAGGAGGAGCAGAAACCTCAGCCTAAGCAGTTATCTTATGTGGACATATATGAGATGCTGAATCCTAAGGAGACTGCTGAACAGAAGGCGAATAGAGAGAAGAAGGAACGTACCAAGGCTCGTATCGCTGCTCTGGGTGATGGTCTCCGTGCGCTATCTAATATCTACTTCTCTACAAAGGGTGCCAAGGTGGTACACAATCCTGAGTCGGATATGACTAAGGTTGTGAACAAGCGCAAGGAGTACATGGATGCTCAGAGAGAGAAGAATCGGGCGGCATGGCTGGCTGGTTATCAAAGGGCACTCGCTCTTGATGAGGAAGCTCGAAACAAAAACCTTACCCTAGCAGAGTTGGTTAGGTATCACGATATGCAGAAAGAAAACAATAAGGTGAAAAATGACCTAAGCCAGCAGAGAATTGATATTAACAAAATGCGTATTACCAACCAGCAGGAATACAATCAGGCAAGACTTGAACTGGATAGGCTTAGGAGAGAAGACAAGATAACCCAACAGGAGCAAGAACTTTATATCAAATTACTGAATGCGCAAGCAAACAAACTTAGAGCAAGTAAATCAGGTGGTGGTCATGGTGGTCGTGGCGGTCGTGGCGGTTCTTCAAAAGAAGACTGGGATGCTGAATATCTTAAACTGAATGGAGAACATCCTTCTGAGGTGGCAGAAGCTGGCGAAACTGTAGCAAAGGCAGGTATCAAGCCAAAATCTGCTGCTGGGCGAAAGCAAATTGTGAAGATAGCCAGAAATAAGATTGCTCATAAGGGTGGTGGTTCATCCCATGGTGGCGGTTCTTCATCTACTGGAGGTAAAAAGAAAACTGGTGTTCATTGGATAAAATAATAGATAATATGCCAAAATACAAACCATTATATTCCCTTTATAAGGGATTGAAAGAAAGTAAGTATGATGTTCCTGATAGCTATGTTAGCTTTCAGAAGACGTTAACTCAGGCTGGTGATGCAGGAGCAAAGAGTAGAAGAGGATTGTATAAATCCTTGAAGGAAAGCAACTATGATGTTCCTGATACTTATGAAGACTTCTACAAGAATCTTTTCGTACCAGTGAATAGTACAACATCAAGGGCTTTGAAAATCGGGGAGAATCCAAATACTCCTGCGGTTAATAGGTATCATCAAAAGCTATTTGATTCTGTTGACCCAAATAAAAATGGGTTGAATGCTCTTTCTCATCGAGCGGTTAGTCAGGCAAAAAGAGCAATGAATAATGTCCGTAAGCCAGTAACTGCAAAGGTTGTGGATAAGAAAGGTAAGCCAACTGGAGAGGAGTTTGCCATTACTCCTGCCAAGACCGTAGAAGACCTTGATAGAGAGTATGCTCAGGAGACTACAAAGAACTGGGAGAATGAACTGCATGACCAGATGGCTGATGCCGAAAAGGATGCAGCAAAGATTAGCGATATGTTTAAGTCCTTCATCGGTTCTACGGATGAGGTCGGTAGTGTGTGGGGTAATATGACAAGAGGTGGCGGTATCGCTGGTACTCCTCATAGTGTTACTACCAACAACGGTATCTTGGAGAACACAGAATCTCGACAACTTCTTGCTGCTGGTGATTACAATCGCAAGAGAAAGGAACTCTTACAGTTGGAACAGGATTCGAGAAATGGTGCAACCTTTGACAATCATTCTTTTTTTAGAGGAATGTATGATGCTGCCAAAGATACAGGAATCCTGACTGGCGGTGCGTCTGACCTTATCAATGCTGGCTCCTTGCTTGCGACCAAGCAGGATTTGGATAATGGTGTTCATACGAAAGCTGGTGATATGCTGATGCAGCAAGCGGTAAAGAATAGTAATGCACAGAGTCAGTATGGTGACAATCAGGGATGGATGTACACTGGTGGCGTTATCACTACCAATATGGCTCCTTTTATGGTGCAGATTGCCAGTGCAGGATTCTCCAAGGGTTTGAGTACTTCAATCGGCAAGGTTGTGCAGGGCGCAGCTTCCAAGGTGGCACTGGGTACGATGAAAAAGGCGGCAGGATTTGCAAGTGCAGATTTGGCTAAGAACATCGGTAAGGTAACTGGTCTTACTACAAAGGCTTTCGGCAAGGCTATCCAGTATGGAATCGTGGGTGCAGCCCAAGCTAATACAGTTGGTCTTGGAAATGTTGCTAACGATGTGATTAACCGCTATACGGGTCAGGTCTATCAGGATGAGCAGGGCAACTACAAGTTCGGCACTTTTGATAGCGATGGTAAACTTGTGCATGAAGGCGGTGAAGACTTCCTTACTGCCTTCGTAAAGGGTGAGGCGGCTCAGACCATTGAGTTTGCTACTGAGTTGGCTGGCGGTGGCATTGATGCTGCTGGTACTGCCCTGAAGAACTTCGTTACCAAAGGTGGCAAGAAAATTATCAACAAGTACAACATGGAGAATGTTTCCAAGGTGATTGACTTCTTGCTTAATAATAAGGTGGCAAAGAATGCAAGATACTTGAAGGATGGTGCTGACAGAACACTTGGTAAGGTTGAAGTGAATAGTATTGTCGGTGAGTCTCTGGAGGAAGAGTTGGGTATCATCGCCAATACGGTCTTTACTGGTGATAACAAAATCTCAGACTTGTGGGATGAAAAGCAGCAGTCACAGATATGGGGCGGTATGCTCTTGTCTATCGGATTGATGAAGGGTGTTGTTGCTCCTTTCCATGCTTATAATGCCAAGCAGTATTATTCCTATAAGCATAAGCTAAACAAGGCTGATGTAAACTTGTCTCAGTTGCTCGGTAAGGAGAAGTGGGAAGAACTCCGTAATCAGATTGATGCTACAACAAACGAGGATATGCCTGAAATGGTAAACAAAATCAATCGTGATGTTGCTCTTGGTAAGAACAGACAGCCAGTGCGTGAGTATATTCAGAACTTGCTAATCATGCGTGGTTATGACATTGGTAATATGCTTGCAGCAAAGAAGGCAGTTGAAGATAAGGGTGAAGGTGTCTCCGTGAAGAATATGGAGAAGAATCAGGCATATCAGCAGGGTCGTGATGCTTACGGCTATGATACACATGAGATTCAGTTAGACCAAGAAGACAAACAAAAGTCTCTTGCTCAACTTCTTGGTATCTCAGAGCAACAGTTGGCATCCATGAGTGATGAGGAACTTGAATCATTCTCTGGTCGTGATTATAATATTGATAGGGCTATTTATGACTACCAGTTGTCGAGTGCTCGCTATGAAGGTGTTGTTGATAACGCAAGAGACCAGATAGACTTGGAGGTTCAGAGAGCAGCACAGGCGGTTGATATGTACACAGACAAGTCTCGTAATACTATCCGAAACGCTACCATCAAAGCATCAGGCGGCTTGGAAGACTATGGTGTGTATATTATCAGCGGTAATATTGCTACTCATGATGATGGCTCCATTGATGTAAGCAATAGCGATGATATGATTCTGTATTATGACCCAACTACCAATACTGTTGAGCACGCTGATGCCATGATGTTTGCTGAACTGGGTAGTGAGGAGAATGCTGATGAAGTGAGAAGTCAGGCTATGGCTGATGCTAAGGAGAAGGCTATCAAAGAAACTACTGGTATCATTGATGGTGTTGTTGAGGTAGGTACTCAGTTCAAGACCGTTGATGCTGATGGTACAGAGCATACTTATGAGGTACTCGCTGACAATGGTGATGGTACTGCTATGATTACTATAGATGGTAATGTACCTACTGAAATTGTCAAGGGTGAGAATGTTCAGGTTCCAGTCTCGTTTGAAGAGTTGCAGAAGATGAAGGATGAGTCTGACCAGCAGAGATTGCAAGCGGCAAAGGCTCAGCGAGAACAGATGGAGAATGAGCGTGCTGAGCAACAGATGCAAGCACAGACTACACAAGCAGAGGATCCTGCTCAGGAAAATAATATCCAGTCGGCACCTATTGAAGATAACATAGACTACTCTGATATAATCAGAGAGGATGGTAAGGTTCAGATGGTAGATGTTTCTGATAAGGATGGAAATAATCTGTTCCCTGATGCTAAAGATGTTTTCTATATCCAAGGAAACAAGATGAGAACCAAGTTTGTTTATATTGATGCAAATGGAGAGTTGAAGACTCAGAGTTTCCCTACTGGATTGGTTAAGATAAAGACAAGGGGTGAAGTATCTGTTGATGATTACAAGAAGTATCGCAATACGTTACTCTCTGCTGAATCTTCTGCCATACCTGAATCCTCAATGATAGAGGATAATAGTGGCACAATAGAGGCTAATAGAGGTGGAATAGAGGTTGAAGATAACACTCAGCCTTTATCGGAAGCTGATGCTGACAATGTAATCTCCCAGATGGAATCAAGTGCAGAGACCGCTCCTGATTTGGAACTTACACCAGACAACTGGACAGCAGAGTTTGGTGAAGATGGAATCTTGTCTACTCCTATAGGTGATGTGAAGATGGGAGAGAATCAGGTGGCTAAGTTGTTTGAGAAAGGTCGTTCCAAGGAGTTTGGTATGATTAAGCCAACGCTTACGAATCCTGATGTGATAATCGAGGTTCCTTCTCATTCTGCTGATGGCAATGAGGAGCGTTCATCATCTTATCTGTTTATCAAGACTTTCTTGGGTAAGAATGGCAAAAAGGCGTACTATTTCAAGTCTGTAACCATCAAGAAGGATGGTCTTGAAATCAGCATTAGCAGTCACTATGACAGAGCAAAGAGAGTAAAGGAGGCATTAATGAAAGGGAAGTTGCTATATCGTAAGAACGATGGCGCACAGACCGAGCAGAACCAGCCTTCTACTTCTGTGACAACTTCCCAAGAGGATGCTGCTGGCTCTTCTGAAAGCAAAGATACAAACATTTCTGCAAACGACAATGAAAATAATGAAAGTTTAACATTTGAAGATGGTACTCCTATCCCAGTTGATGAGAGTGGTGAGACTGACCTTAGTCAGACTGATGCTGCTCATGCTGCTGAGTGGTATGACAATAACCTCGGTGAGGATGCAGATGATTGGCTGGATGGAGAAATCAAGAAGGCTAAGAAAGTATTGGAGCAAGCAAAGAATAAGAAGTTGGCTGGCACTAAACCTTCTGAGTTGGTTGCAAGCAAGAAGGAGAAGGAAGCTGCAATAGCTGATGCCCAAGCACATTATGACTCTGCAATCTCTATCCGTGATTCGTTGAAGGAAAGAAGAATTGCCAAGGAAGAGAATACTGCTGAGGGCAGAAAGAACCTCATTGAGAAGGCAAGAAGAAAGTTCGCTCGCTTGAAGAGTTCTGTCAAGGATGATGCTGAGGAGGTACCACAACTTTACAGAGATACTGTTGGCTCACTCCTTCATCGTCTGTATGATAGTACTGGTGTTGACGTGTTTGATGATACTACTAATACTGTTGATGAGTATGTGGCTGCTAATGTCGCTCCTTATAGCTTGAACTATGAGGGTAACGAGAACTCCAAGGGTGTGCAGCAGGAGACCGGCTTGTCTCGCTCTGACTTCGCTAAACTCGGATGGCTCGCAAAAGATGGCAAGGGCACGACTATTGATGCTATGGTACATCATCTTTGGGATAACAGACCTTCCAACTTGGAAAATGCCGACACTCAGGAGATAAGAAATGCCTTGCTCGGTCTCATTACAAGTGGTCAGACTGCTTTTGAGTCAAGAAACTATATTCAGAATCAGCGTATCGACCAAGCCGAGAAGGCACTGGAGGAACAACAGAGACAAGAAGAGAATGCTGCTTATGCCGAGCGGCAGAGAACTGAGAATACAAATGAACAGGAAGATGCTCCTGAGGTTGCTGAGCAGACAAAGTTCCCTGACAAACTAAAGGAGGGGAGTGAGACTATTGAAGTTCCTGAGGATGCAACGGATGAGAATCCGCTTGGCTTGCAACTTGGCAAAGATAAGGTTCCGTTTGAAATTAATGGAGAAAAGAGTGGAGAGACGTATGATATTAACGATAAGGAAGACAGAAAACGACTTGTAGCAGAGAACTCTGTGGATGATAAGGATATTCTTGATATTGATATGCCTAAGCACGTACACAAGGCTATTAAGGAATTGTGTAAGAAGATGGGATTGAAGGTGCAGTTCCTCTATATGGGCGCAAGGTTAAATGGTTGGATAGAGAACGGAACCATGTATCTTGCTCTGGACGCAAATAAGGCTACCCAGTTTGTCTTTGGTCACGAAATGACTCATGCTATTAAGCAGAAGAATCCTGATGCTTACAAAGAACTCGTTAAGGTTGCCATGGCAGTAACAACAAAGAAGAAGTTTGAGGAAGACTTGGCAAAGGTTTATCGAATCTATCATAATGCTTCGGGATATAACAATATTGATGATTTCGTTGAAGAGGTTATTGCTGATAACATAGGCAAGTTTATAAGCGACCATGACTTGGCTCAAAGATTTGTACTTCGTCTCAATCATCCTGTGTTGGCTACGATTCTTCATGCTATTCATAAGATAAAGGGTCTGTTATATGGAGACCCATATAAATCAGTAGATGCCTTGGAGCGTATTGTTGAAAAGGCATACGTTGATACTGCCAAGGGTGAGGTAACAAACTCTGAAACTGGAGAAGATGTTTCATTCTCTCTCCGTCAAAAGCCTGAGCCTAAGAAGAAGGGTGTCGGCTACAAGGTGTTCGTATTGAAGGATGGCAAACTCTATCCACCTATGGTAGCGAACCCTGATGGTGCTGCTACTCCAGTTGGTGTATGGCTCGATGCTGATGCGGCTCCTATTGCAGGAGAAAGCAAGACAGGCAGACCTCAGGTTAAGCAGGGCGGCAAGGGAACACAAGGCGGTAGCGGAAAGTTAGCCTATAGACCAGGCTGGCATCTTGGTGTAGTGCCTTACGCTATCCAGTTCAACCGCAAGGATGCTGAGGGAAACAAGACTCTCTTCCCTAAGAACTTCGTCTTCGCTGAGGTGGAGTATGCTGCTGATGTAGATTATCAGGAGGAAGCTCGCCAAGAGGGTATCAATCCATCGGGCAAGTATCAGCATTCATTGGCTGGCTTGAAACATCTGCCTACTGATGGCTATTATATGTATCGTACCAACCCGAACCCTGAGACTGACCCTTGGGTGATTACTGGTTCGATGAAGGTGAACCGTATCTTGACCAGAGCAGAGCAAGCGGAACTTGTGAAGAACGCTGGTCGTGAACCTCAGCAGATTCAGGAGGGCGATATTGTTACTGATGATGTTGTGAACAGCATCAATCAGGAGATAGCTGATGCTCCTAAGTTCTCGTTGAAGGTGTATCATGGTAGCGGTGCTGACTTCACAGAGTTTGACTTCGACCACATGGGCGAGGGTGCTGGCTCACAAGCATTCGGTTGGGGTGGATATGTTACTTCATCAAAGAAGATTGGTAAAAGCTATGCTGAGGTAGGTCAGCAGAGTGCTGAAAGCAGACATGCCTATTCAGAAGATACACCTATTGAAGCTGCTGTAGGTTCTATCTTAGGGCAGGATATGTACAACCATCAAGCAAAAACGTTTGAGCAGAAAAAGGCACAAGCTATTAAGAATGCAGAAAACTCTATTGTTAGCTTTAGTGATATGCTCAAAAACTCGAATGAACTTGACGAAAAGGGCAAGAAGTTCTTGCAGAAGAGCATAGAGAAAGATAAAAAGGAACTTGAAGTGCTTCGTACTTTGACTGAGGAGCAATATAAAGAGGAGTATATAAAACAAGGTCGTGCCAAGAATCTCTATGAGGTTGATATTCCTGATGATAATGGCAGCAACTATATTGAGTTCTACAAAGATGCTACCCCTGAGTTTAAAGAACAGATTAAGAGTGTGTTGGCAAATGGTCTCCCTTCTGAGTTGAAGGAAATGCCTGAGTACAAAGTGGCTGAACGGAATTTCTATGAGGAGAACGGAACAGATGAATCGTTTGAGAAGTCTCTTATTGATGATGCTCTGTTTGAGTTGGAACGTAGAAAGAGTAATGGCGATGCTTACAACGCATTGTCTGTTGCTGTTGGCGATAAGTTGGCAAGCAAAATTCTTTCTTCACTCGGATATACTGGCATCAAATATCCTGCTGGAACCATCATGGGTGGTGTTGAGGGTGACGAAACAAACTATGTTATCTTCAATCCTGAGGATATGAGAATCACAGAGCATACCAAGTTCTCCATCAAGACCTTTCACGGCTCCCAAGCATCATTTGACAAGTTCGACCACTCCTTCATGGGTAGTGGTGAGGGTGCTCAGGCTTATGGTTGGGGAACCTATGTGAGCGAGGTGGAAGGTATTGCCAAGGCTTATGCTAAGCAGAATGCAAGAAAGCATAAGGGTGAAGATTTTGCAAAGGCAGAACAGACTTATGATATGGCTAAAAGTAAGTATGATGATACTGTACGAAAAATAGCTGATACGGAATTAGAAATCAAGATGTTTTATGAGCCTATTTTTGAGAGAACCAAGAAGTTGTTGGATAAAGCCATTAGTAATAACTCTACAGATTTGATTAAGCGTTTCACTGAACGTGTGAAAGAAACTGAGAATGATTTGAATGAGGCACAGCAGAAGTTGGATAATTTTAGAAGTCATATTGATGAGTATTATAACTCAATGGTAGATGCTAAGAAAAAGTATGATTCAATGGAAAAGCCAAGGCGCAACCTTTACACCGTAGATATTCCCGATGATACTGGTGACAACTACATCGGATGGGATGAACCGTTGACAGAAAAGATGTATGATGCTGAAATAAAGATATTGGAATCTGTTGGCTATAAGGTGAACTCCATGAATGAATATGGTACTTTGCTTGACAATACAAAAAATGGTGGCACCCTGATGATTCCTTCAAGAGAAAATCAAACTGGCGGTTCGTTTTATAAAGGTATGGCAGAAAAACTTGGCTCCCAAAAGGCTGCAAGTTTAGCGTTGAAAGATTTGGGCTTTGTCGGTGTGAAGGTTATTGCTCAGCGAAATACTGGCGGCAACAAGGAAGGCAAGATGAACTATGTTATCTTTGATGAGAACAATGCTCAGATTACTAATCACACCAAGTTCTCTCTCCGTTTGAAGTCTGCTATTGAAGAAACAGAAACCAATCCGTCTGACGCACAGAAAGAGAGTGGCAACTACAAGAAGGGACACATCAAGTTCGGTGGCTACGATTACACTATAGAGAATCCAAAGGGTTCAACTCGCTCAGGCAAGGATGCTAATGGCAAAGAGTGGAAAGTAACTATGAACGATACCTATGGCTATATCCGTGGTAAGTTTGGTAAGGATGGCGACCATCTGGATATGTTCATCAACGACAAGGCAGACCTTGATAATTGGGATGGTGATGTGTTTGTCGTTGACCAAGTGAATCCTGATGGCTCGTTTGATGAGCATAAGGTGATGTATGGCTATGACTCCATGGATGATGCAGAAAAGGCTTATCTCGCCAACTATAGCAAGGGATGGCAAGGTCTTGGCAATATCACTGGAGCAAGCAAGGCTGAGTTCGATAAGTGGCTTGATACGAGCAATCGTAAGCTAAAGCCATTTGCTGACTATGCAAAGGTAAAGTTCTCTCAGGCGCAGTCTGTTTCTGAACCTCGTTACTCGTTGAAGGACATAAAGCCTATTGGTGTTGGTGCTTTTGGAAACATATACAATCAGTTCCGTGGTAAATCTAAAGCAGCTATAGAGTTCTTGAAGAAACTTGGTAGCGGTGAGGCAACTGCTGCACTACATCATCATACTATTGGTGATATATCTTTGGTATGGGGAGATAAAAAGACTGGTCTTGATAAGATTCTGAGAAAGCATCCTGAGGTCGTTGACAATTTGCAGTCTATCATAGATAGTATGGAGGTTGTTCAGGAAAGCGACAATCGCATCAAGTTGGAATCGCCTACACACTTTGCTGTAGTAAGTAAGGAGTATAAGGGCGAACCAAGAGAACAATGGTTATTGACTGCATACGAGAAAAGAGAATCCTTGGAAAATGGCAAGAGTATGGACACTGCCACTTCTTCGTTGGGAGGTGACACAGCTCTCTCCCAATCCAAGGGTTCTGCTGCAAAGATAGACAATTCTTCTGAAACTTCCAAGGAAAATGGCGAAAAGTTTTCATTGAAGGACGAAAAAACCATGTTTGGTATGCACAACATCAGTCTTGATAAGCTTCGCAAGGCTATCAAGCAAGGTGGCTTTGCCGCACCTTCCATGGGTGTGATTGACTCAAAGAATGGAATATATTCTGGCTATGGAGAGATAACCTTGATACCGAAGGCAGAGAAGATAGCAAAGAGGACTGGAAAGAACATCGGCACTTATGCCGCAGATGCCTGGACTCCTATTTATCCTCCAGTAGAAAAGAAGTTTGGTGGCAATGGTGGTGATGTCGCTTACGACGACATAGAATCCGTTCCAAAGGAAATGCAACGTCTCACAAGAAATGCCATCAATAGCTTCATGGATGGTCGTGAAGCAAACGGATTGGCTTATCTTTACTTGCAAGAGAAAGGAAAAGCTCCTGAGTTGGTTCATGTTGAAGGCAAATATCCAAAGGAACTTCATGATGAGGTGAAGGGTATCTTGGGAAAATTAAATGGTATCTATAATACTACGGATGAGCAAAAGGAGAAACTCCTTGACTTGTTTATTCGTGAGGTGTATGATGGCAATAAGGAAGAGTTTGACAATGACATCAAGAAAATCATTAAGAAAGACGAGGAGCTTATCAAGAAAAGACCAAACTCTAATATTGCCAAGAACAAACAACTTGATGTTGATTGGATGAAGGAACATGGCTATGACTATGGGGCTTTGTCTCGTTTCGTTGATGGCATACTGCGTGATGCGGAGACTTCTGGTAAGGTGGATGAGAATGCAACGATGAAAGCTGCGCAACAATACATTCAGGACAAAGGCATGAAGGAAGACTTCGATTCATGGAAAGAAAAACTCAATGACCGCTATAATGTGGAGGAGGTTATCTTTGCTGGATATAAGCCAGATGGCAATCGTAAGTATCTGCCTAACACTGTGGAGAATGCCGTGAAGGTAATGAAACAAGATGGCAAGAATGCTTCCGTTGGTTCGGCTTCTTTCAGTCATTTCGTAGCATCCATATTGAAACCTATGGGGACTCTTGACCAAATCCGCAAGAAGAAGGGCAATTTGACTGGCAACTATGAAGATGTTGAGAAGTTTCAAGAAAAATGGCAACCAGTCTATGATGAGTTGGCTGATAAGATGCAACCTGATGCAGAACCATTTGAAAGCTATGGCATGGACAGATTGGAAGAGGTTGCCACACAGAAGAATCCAAAGAAATATGCCAAGGAAGAGTATGGTGTGGACTTGACAGACGAGGACATCAACAAATTGAATGAACTTATTGAAGCTGTCAAGAATGATAAGCCTTCTATTTACTTTGAGACCAAGTTTATGCGTCCTTATGGTCTTGACGAGTTTGAGAAGGCTATTGTTCCAAACGATACTCCAAGCGATGTGGTAGATGCCTTGAAGATGGCTGGCATTGATGTGAGCAGCTATGAGCGTGGAAATGCAGAGGACAGACAGAAGGTTACTATGGATGCTATCAATAGCAGCGACAATATTCGTTTCTCTCTGAAATCAATGATGGCGAAACCTGAGGGGTGGAAACAAGCCAACAAGAAGGCTATACATATTGCTGAAGCTATTGAGCGTGACCCTAAGTTTTCTTTGAAGAACCTTGATGGCACTCTCATTAAGGCAGGAACCTACTTTAGCGGTGGCGGTCTTGTTGAGGAGGGCTTGAAGGGTATCATCGACCCAGTGGTGGCAGTGGAGTATGATGAGAAGATAAGTGGTGTATATCGCAACAACTTCGGGCAGCACATCGTTACTGCTGATGTTCGTGATGTTGACCCTAAGGAGTTGGTGGAACAGATAGATGGCGAGGTAGAGTACTTCCATGCCAGCCCAGTCTGCAAGAACTACTCTCAGGCGAAGAGCAATCATGCTGAGGTGGAACTTGACAAGGAGACTGCTGCAAGTACTGCCGAGTTTATCAATGCCGTTAAGCCAAAGGTTGTGACCATTGAAAACGTGAAGGGATATAAGGATTCAGAAGCGATGAAGACTATCACGGATGCCCTGGATGCAAACGGTTATACTTGGGATGCAGATGTGTATAACGCTGCTGACTATGGCGGCTACACCAACCGAGAGAGATTGATTGTCCGTGCGGTTCGTGATGGTAAACTCCCTGAAAAGCCAAAGAAGATGGCACGCAAGAGTGGATGGTATGAAGCTGTGGCTGATATTATCCCGACCTTGACCGAGAAGAAGAATGGTGTGGCTCCTTGGATGGATATTCGCTTGAAGGCTGATGGCATTGACTGGAGAAACATTGACAAGCCATTGTATGTGATGGGTAGTGCCTATGCTGATGGCAAGGTTCCTCATGCCTTCGCAGACGAACTGCTGCCAACACTCAGAACGAAGAGTGGTGACGTGATTGTGATGCCTGATGGCAAGGTATATCGTGCTATGGGCAGAGTGCTCGCAAGAGTATCAGGAGTGAGCGATGATTACAAGATGCCATTCTCTGAAAATCTGAGCCATACCATCATCGGAAACGGAATACCTACCCAGTTGACCGAGCATGTGATTGCTCCTCTGCTTACTGGCTCTGACCCTAAGTTTAGCATTCGTACCTATCATGGTACTGGTGCTAAGTTTGACAAGTTCGATTTCAGCCACATGGGTGAAGGCGAAGGTTCACAAGCATTTGGCTGGGGTGGTTATGTTACTAACTCTAAGGATATTGCTGAGGACTACACAAGACGTGCCAAGATAAGGAAAGATAATGGCGGTTTTGAATTTGTGACAGATATGTCTGCCAATAACAAAGATATGGTAAGACAATATATCTATAAACATAAAGATGTAAACAAGGGATTGGATGCTATGAGAAAAGACCTTTCTTCTGCTCTAGAAATGTTCCCTGATGATGATGATTTAAAGGAACTTAGCAATATTCTTGCAAAGAAGAATGAGGAAATAGCTGTTCCAGATAATATTGCTTATCTTTATGATGTGGATATTCCTGATGATAATGGAGATTATCTTGATTGGGATGCTCCTTTGACAGATAAACAGAAGAATACAATTATTAAAGAATTAAGGCGATTAAAAATAGATTTTGCCGACTTTAAAAAGCGTGGTTTTTCTTTTGATGGTTCATTTGGTGGTAATGCCTATGATTTTCTAATGTATGCTTTAAGAAGAACAAAGAAGTGGAAAGATGTAGATGCTAGTCGTGCAGTTAGTAAGTTCCTGTCTTCTATTGGCTTCACTGGTATCAAGTATAAGGCTGGTAGTATATTTGGCGGTGCTAAGGAAGGCGATTACAACTACGTGATATTCGATGAGAACAATGCCAATATCGTGGGTAATACCAGATTCTCTTTGCGCTACGACCAGTTTGAGCATGACTTGAACCAGTGGAAGAAGGATAATAATCTGCCTAAGGATGCTCAGAGGCCAACCATCCCACAGCGCAACGCTGGTGAGAGTGCCGTTGACTTCCTGAGAAGAGTGGACGAGTACCGCAAACAGATGGCTCTTTGGAAGACCGCTCCAACTTACGAACAGCATCTTCTGAGTGATGATACTGCCCTTGGAGAGTTCAACCGAGAGTTGCAGCGTGGCTCTGTGCTCAAACGTATCGCCTTCCAAGATAGTATGCTGGCTATTCGTAAGGCTCAGGAAGCTATCATGAAGGAAGTGGGCGTTGACCGCCTGAACATGGCTGAGGATGCCTATACTGCCGAAAACCGCAGTCATGGCAAGGGAAAGAACGAGTTTGAGGAGTATAATAATGAGTTCTTGCAGCCACTGAGAAAGGCTTATCATCAGATGAAGAAGGTGCTGGGTGATAGCTATGATAATGTACGTATCTACATGATGGCTAAGCATGGTTTGGAGCGTGATGCTCAGATGGCTTTCAAGAAGTCTTTGGAAGCTGACTATGAGGACGTGGCTCAGAGAAGTGCTGCATACAAGGCTTACAAGGGAGACATGAACCGAATGGGCAATGATAGCGGATTTGAACTTGGCTACATAGACTTCACTACTTGGAGACAGAGAGATAATGCACTCAGAGTGAAATACTCTCCATCCTATATGAACTATCGTTATGATAAGATGGGTATCGCCAACGATTACTCAGGCTTGTCTGCTCTATTTGATGGCTCAGACTTCGAGGAAGCTGCCCACAAACTGATAAAGGATATTGAGAGTAAGTATATAACCGAGACTCACAACCTCTGGGACGCAACGAATGCGGCTACCAAGAAGATTCTCCGTGATGGCTACAAGGCTGGCATGATGAGCAAAGATACTTATCAGTATGTGCGAGATATGTATAGCCATTATATTCCTCTCCGTGGCTGGGATGGCACTACTGCCGACCAAGTATGGGACTATATTGGTGGTGGCAAGGGTGCGTTCAATCAGACATTGAAGACGGCACATGGACGAACCTCTATCGCTGACGACCCTATCGCATACATCGAAAATGTGGCAGAGAGTGGAATCCTGCTGAACAACAAGAACTGGGTGAAGCAGCACCTGATGCTCTTGGCTCAGAATCATCCAACTTCCCTGCTGACCCTGAGCAAGGCTTGGTATGTGAAGAGTACGGATGCCAACGGCAACGAGGAGTGGATTCCTGCTACACCTCAGATTACTTCTCAGATGAATAGTAATCAGGTGAATGCTGCTATTGATGCTTTCGAGAAGAAGATGGAGCAGATGGCTCAGACTGGCGATGCTACCCAAAAGAGAGACGGACTGAACATAGCCTATCCTCAGACTCACAGCGAGGAGAGAGAACATGAAGTAAGAGTGATGAAGGATGGCGAGGAGTACGTTATCTATGTGAATGGTGACCCTCAGTTGGCTCAGGCGATGAATAATACCAGAGCACACCGAGTAAGAGAGATTCAGAGCGGCAAACTGGATAGGGCTGCTGCTTGGTTGGGAAGAAAGATGGCTGCTGCCTATACCAGTCTTTCACCTCTCTTCATCCCTTCCAACTACTTCCGAGACCTGACCATGACCCTTGCATCTACCGCTATTCGTGAGGATGGAAGATACAACTATCTGCTAAGAAAGAATCTGGCTACCTCTTGGAATCTCGGTTTCATGCTGAGAGACTATCAGAACGGAAAGTTGAGAGAGAAGGTAAACAACGGAAACGCTACACCAAAGGAACAGATGTTCTATGACTTTATGATGAATGGTGGCGAAACTGGCTTTGTCTCTTCGCTTGACGTGGAAGACTTGAAGAAGAAATTCAAGAACGACTTGAAGGATTTGGATAGATGGAAGGCGAACCCAGTAAAGGTTGGGCATACCATCATGGATGGCATTGAGTTCCTGAACAGAGCGATTGAGGATAGTAACCGATTTGCGGTTTACATGACCTCTATTCAGTATGGACGTTCCATTGATGAGGCGGTGAATGATGCCAAGGACGTGACCCTGAACTTCAACCGCAAGGGTACTGGCGAATATGGCTGGCAGATGATTAGAAATCTCTATCTCTTCATCAATCCAGCGGTACAGAGTTTGCAGACCTTGGGTGCGCTTGTCAAGCATCATCCTTTCAAGTTTACGGCTGTTACTGCATCATGGTTGGCGAGTGGTGTGCTGGTTCCTATCGTAAACGCTGCCCTGATGAGTCTGTTGGGCGGTGATGATGATAAGGATAAGTACTGGCAGTTCACAAAGTGGGATAGACGAAACAACCTGATTATGTGGGTTCCTTTCACTCATGAGTATGTGAAGATTCCTCTTGCTCAGGAGTTCCGTGCTTTCTATGGAGTAGGCGATATGATTGCATCCAAGATGATGGGTGGCGAGTTGGCTGAGGAGAGTTGGAGCCAGTATGCAGAAGACTTGCTCGGTCAGGTAGTGGATATGCTTCCGCTCGACCCGACTGGATATGACGGAAATATTGCGGTCAGTCTGATGCCGAATGCCATCCGTCCAGTCTTTGAGTTGGCTTTCAATGTCGATTTCACTGGCAAGCCATTATTCAAGGAGACAGAGTATAACAAGTATGACCCTAACTTTACCAAGGCATACGTGGGCACTCCTGATTGGTTGGTACGTGCATCAAGGATGGTTAACTCAATCGGAAACGACTATCCTGATGTGCAGCAGAATAGTATTGATGCTTTCGGTGACCCAAGATACAATCTGAATAACCCTGCCGTGGTTGACCATGTATTGTCTTCTTATCTCGGTGGTGCTTACACCATGGGCAGTCAGGTGCTCGGTGTTCTTACCAAGTCACTCAACGACCCGAAGGAAATCAAGGTGGCTGATATTCCATTATTCAGCATGTTCGTCAGCAATCCTGATGATAGACCGGTTACAAAGAAACAAGGCGATGAGTTCTGGAATATGAAGGAGAACCACGACCGTGCAGCCAATACCCTGAGCAAGTTGAAGAAACAAGCTAAGGTGGATGGCGATTACTCTATGCTGGAACGGTTCTATGGTTCTGAGGAGTACAAACAGTACAAGCAGGATGATGTGAAGGTGAAGAAGTATGAGGAAGACAAGAAGAAGGAACGTGCCGAGGAGAGTGGGGAGGAGTATAGACCTCACAAGTTGAATGCCGAGGATATATACAAGGCTCACGCTACTCCGAAGGATGATTTCGAGGACTTGAAGCTGAAACAACTCTACACTAAGTTGAACGGATTCAAGTCTGCCTACGACCTGTTGGTTGATACCGCTCCTAATCAGAGTGAGGGCTACTACAACACCAACAAGGCTGCCATTGATGCCATTGACGAGATTTCCCTTGATAAGCAGGAGATTTCCGAGTTGAAGAAAGGTTTCCTGGATGATGGCAAGGATGCCTACAACGCTGAGGACATGAAACAGATTCGTGAACTGAGGAAGAAGATTCTTTCCGTATTGGAGAAAGCTAACAAGGTAGTTGTGGCTAATCAGAAGGCGAAGGCTAAGAAAAAATAAATATGGCTATCCCCTGAAAGTATAAGGCTTTCGGGGGATATTTACTTTCATTCTGAAACTTTTTGTTTCTTTAATTTGAATAAAACTTTCAATCTGTTACTATTTGTGAAGTTTAATATTTAAAGTTTTACGTAAATCAATATATTTCATTTATTTTTATTATATTTGCCAAATATAAGAACGTTCATAAATTCTATAATTTGAAAATTCTCAATCAAAAATAAACTAAAAAATGAAGGCTTATGAAGCAAGATGATGATGACCAACGTGTCGAAAAATTGATAGGAGAGATAATTAAACTCTTCCCTGAACGTAGTAAAATAAAAACAGATTTACTTTACTTTAAGTATGCACCAATCTTTGTCATGCTTATCAGATGGTATGGTGTATCTCAATTCTATGACAACAAGATGGAGATTACCCTTTGGTATGAAGAGAACGAGGAACCCGTCTGGTTCTTCTATTTCATCACTTATATCCTTTACCCTATTTCCCTTTGGAAAGGGCAGGTGTTACACAGATTGTGTGTAGAATGGCGAATACCTATCTTGTATATTGCAGGAGTCAATGTGATACACATCATGTTCGGTTCTATTGTTGTCACAAACGATATGTATTATTGTGATATGTTCCTGATTACACTCATTTTAATTCTATATGCTTATGTCGCAATTAGTAAATTACAGAATCATAGAGGCAGGACTTCGTGCTCTTGCTGATAAAGCGCATGAATCAGCAGTAGCGCAAGAAGAAGGCAAACCAATACCTTGTGGTCTGTCAGAAGGGGACTTGGAACTGGTAGCACTTCTTACTGCCATGATGAATGATACGCAAGCCAATAAGGGTTGGTGTGCCCACGAAATGGGTAAGTCTATCTCGTCATTCGAGAAGTATGTTCACGATGGCAAGATACCAGAAGGCATCCATGACCAGTTTGGTCATGAGAAAAAATGGAATAAATCCCTTATCCGATTCTTTGCTAATAAGAAGGCTTTCTTCCGTAAGCAAGCAAAGAAGTATGGCATAAATATTTAGGAACAACTAAACTGATACATATAGGAGAAACTAAATAGCCTCTCCTATATTCTTATGACCTTTTCCGTAATCGCAAATCGCTGCTATTCAAACACTTAAACAACCTTTTACGAGTTTATCAATACCTATCCATATTATTCGTATCTTTGTGTCCGTAACGTTACAGAGTGAGTATCATTTTATGTTTAACAAAAGATTCAGGATAATATGGAAAGTAAAACGTATGTATTCGGAAATGAAGGCTCCACATCTAACAATGGGATGCTCGGTCTTCTTGCGCCTCTGCTCCAGAAGCAGGGTGTTGACCCAAATGTCCTCCTTGCCATGAAGGGTAACAATGGTTTCGGTGGCGAAGGTGGATGGTTCATGTGGGTAATCTTCCTTTTCTTCCTCATGGGCTGGGGAGGTAACGGCTGGGGTGGTTTCGGTAATAATGGTCGTGGAGGTCTCGCTAACGAGATTAACAATGACTATGGTCGTGGTCTCCTGATGGATGCCATCGGTGGCAACCGAAATGCGCTCAGCAATTTGGCTACCCAGTTGAACTGCACCGAAGGTCAGATTCAGAGTGCTATTTCTGCCTTGACCTCTCAGGTTCAGAATGTAGGTAATCAGGTAGGTATGAGCGGTATGCAGACTATCAACGCTTTGCAGCAGGGTAATATGCAGATTGCTCAGCAGATTGCAAACTGCTGCTGCGAGAACCGCTTGGCTATCTGTCAGCAGACTGGAACCTTGCAGAATGCCATCAACAGCGTGGCAGTAGGTCAGGAGCGTACAGCTTCCTCTCTCGCTTATGCTACTCAGCAGCAGACTTGTGACTTGCACAACGCTATCAAGGAAAGCACTCAGACTATCGTTGATGGTCAGAAGCAAGCCGAGATGCGTGAGATGCAGAACAAGATTGACTCTCTGCGTGAGGAGAACAGCACCTTCAAGTCTTCTGCAATGACCTCTCAGATTGTAGGTCAGGCGGTGGCTCCTATCAATGCGGTATTGGCTGGCTTGCAGAGCGAGGTGGCTGGTATTAAGTGTAAGTTGCCTGAGACCGTAACTACTCCTTACAGCCCATTTACTGCGGTTCCTAACTGCGTGGCTTATCAGTATGGTTTGAACGCTGCTAACAATGCAGGGTTCTGGGGTTAATTGGAAAGGAGGCTGCTATGCTTTGGTTAAGACCATTTACATGGGTGAATCGTAACGGCTCGGCGGCTATCGCTTCTACTGGTGTAAAGGTGAATACTACCGATGTGGTGTTCACCTTCAAAAACCACGCTTTCGTGAATGCCAACTACAGGGGTACGATTTTCGTAAACCTGATGCAGGCTATTCCGACTGGAACGACTGGTACGCTGCCTATCCTTTTCGAAACCAACGGAGCGACACAAGCTGTGAGCAAGTTCAATGGCGCACCATTGACGGTTGCAGATGTGCCTGGTACTGGAGTAGTTCAACTCTGGTTTGAGAGAGACACTAACACCCTTCAACTTATGACGGGTATTGTTTAACAAGAATAGATATAGGAGATTACATTATGTTTCAAGGTTTAAGAACTAATTCCTTATTTTATGTTCTCGACAAGGGCGAAAACCCGAATTTGCGAATCGGTCAGGTGGTTTCGGTAAGCAATCCTCAGACGAAATACCCTACCTTTAACAACGGCTTTACTCCTCAGCCTATGGAGACTGTGGTTGATGTGAAGGTGAAACTGGGTGACGAGGAAGTGGATTTCAAGCAACTTCCAGCAAACGGACAGATAGCCAACGACAAGAATCTTGTGGTTAGCGACAATAAGGATGCCATGAGTGCCGAGGTGGATGCCATGCTGAGACAATCCAAGGCGATACTGGAGAGCGTAGATTACAACAAGAGGGTAGTAGAATCTTGTGAGGGAATGCTACAGCAACTCAACCCTCAGATAGCCAAGGAGAAGGAACAGACCGAGAAAATCAGCAAACTGGAAGGTAAGGTTTCAGGCATTGAGGGCAAGATTGACAAGATGATGGGATGGCTCCAGCAGACCATGAGCAAGTAATCTCCTACCTATCTATTCACTTTAATATCTTATAGCTATGGTAATGATTGAGATTACAGAAGATAAGTTCGATGATTTGTATGACAACATCGAGTCTATGCTTGGTTTTGGCAGCAAGGCTATGTCTTGTCTGAAAAAGATGAAGCAGGAGCGTATGGGTGAACGTATGCCTGATTATCGTGACGATTGGAGAAGGGAGCGTGAGGAACGTGAAGAGCGTGAGAACAGACGTAGATTCAACAACGTCAACGATGATTGGAACTACCCGAACCGCTATGGTGAAAGAGGTGGTGGCGGCTACAATGGTGGCGGTCGCTAATGTTTAACTTGGGAGTTTTGGTAGTGACATTTATGTCGTGACCAGACTCCCTTTAATATTCAGCAATATGGGAAAATGCAGAATGCCATTGGATATGTACGACATAAAACCTGAGGGAATGGTTTCTTATCTCAGATACAATGGCTATCATTTCAGCAAGAAGATGTGCGAGTGGGCAGTAAGCCTGATGTACAAGTACGATCCTTCCTCAAAGCGTGATGTAAGTATCTCGTTTTGGGATAAGGAGAAGGTGGATTCCCTTCTGCTTGGTCAGGGAGTAGAGGTAAAGAATAAGGTTGGCTACGACCATGTATATGTGGCGAATATGGCGAGGGCAGATTTCTACAAGTCTTCCATCAAGGATGAGGAGCAGTTGGCTCAGTTTATCAAGGATATGGTGGATGATGCCGACCAGAAGGATGGCTTTATCTTCAATAGATTCTATGCCGACTGCTGCCACAACGGAGTGCCTATCCCTTGGGAAGATGTGTTATGATGAGAAGAGTGATTGAACTCCCGAAGTACGAATGGAGCATAGTATGTTTCATAGGTTATCAGCCACCTGATGCCGATGAGATATGCCATGCTCTTTCTGATATTGGCTGCAACGGAAATCCGTTATCAGAAGCATACGAGCATTTGACTAAGCAGAGTGCAGACAGAGGTCTTACCTATTCCAACCTATCAGAAAGAAGGAGTGTGCTTGCCATTGGGAAATGTGAATCTGATGGTAGCATCATCAATACAATAGGTCATGAGCTTCTTCATGTGGTAGCGCATATCTGTGAGCAGGATGGAATAGATATGATGAGCGAGGAGCCATGCTATATCATGGGGAGTTTGTGTGAGCAGTTCTTTGATGTTTCGAGTGTTAATAATGTTAATTGATAGAGACGAACCGAATTAATTAGTTATCTTTGCACCAATCAAACTTTCAAATTTATGAAGAATAAAATTATATGTTATATTATAGGTGTACTTGGTTGCATAATTATTGATGTAGGATTTGTTGCAATAGCAATCCATCATGAAGCACCAGTTTCAGATTATATTCTTATGGGTATATTCCTGCCTGTTATTGATTTTCTGTTCCTTCTTATTAGCAGTTTATGCTTAAAGAAGTCAGGAAATGAGTGCTTGGTTATCCAATTACCTGATGCAGTAGATGATGATGAACTGCCTAAGTTAAAATAAGAACAGAAAATATAAAGAATGAATATAAGAAAATGGAGTGCTAAGCAACACTCCCTTATTCTTTATATTTATGGTTTACTCCCCATACTTTGGCTCCTCATACACCAAGTTATGCTCATCTACGTAAGCCTTAGCTTCTGGGTATGTATCAAACTCTACTGCGGTGGCATTCACTGATGGGAATACCTCAGCATTGTCACCTTCCTCTGTGAGAGGGAACACCATCTTTGCTCCCTCATGTACTACCTTATACTTCTTTGTTAACTTATTCATATCTTGTTTCCTTTCTTTACTTTAATGTTAAACTTATAATATCTTATGCAGGAGTGATTGAAACAGTATAACCTTTGCTCTGCAAAGTCTGTATAGCTGCATCTGATGCAGAGGTGCGAGTACCAATCAACGAGATTGTTTTATACCAACTTTGTTCACCAACAAACTTAGCTTCAAGCGTTGCCATATCGTTGAGGAAAGCATCAATCTTATCACACTTACACTGTTCTAATGCTAAGATATTTGTTCTGTTTTTAATACCTGTCCATGTAAACATACCAGTATTTCTTACTTGTACCCATAAAACATTATTTGGTAAAACAGATAAATCACCAGAAACGCTTGTTCCAACAAGTTGGATTTGGGTAACTTTTGTATTCTGATAAACAGAAATATCACCAGTTACTTTAGTATAAGCAATATTTGGAATATATCCAAGACCAGTCAATTTTCCAAGCACAGCAATATCACCAGTAACTTGAGTGTTGGATAATTCTAATTTTGTAAGACGAGTCAATTTTCCAAGCACAGAAATATCACCAGTAACTTGAGTGTTGGATAAAAATATACTTACAAGACCAGTCAATTTTCCAAACACAGCAATATCACCAGTAACTTGAGTGTTGGATAACATTACTCTTAGGATATTTGGAGAATACTTCAGCGATTCTATATCGAAAGAAAGTTTACCTTTAAAATCTTTCCAAGCTGTTGATAAGAAAATACCAATACTATACAATGAATATTTTTCAGATACAACAATTTCATAATCACCATTGCTGTAATACACTAATGATTCAGTATTAGCTGCAATATCCATTACCTTACCTTTATTTTCAGATAAAGTCTCATTCGTAAAGTAACCATCACCTATAATGCGAAGTTGGGTATCTTTAGCATTTTTTACACTAAATTTTTGTGAATCAGCAGTAGGAGACTCTACCTTGCTAACTTTAATACAGAACTCACCAATACGTAACAGAGAGTCATTCTGTACAGAACCATTTAATTTTGTAATCAAACATTTTCCCATAATTATTTCTTTTTAATTATTTATAATTCCATAAAATATCGCAAAAATCAATTCTTTTTTCTATCCACATTTTGATTCTTTCCTTTGAATCATACATTCCGTTTGTATAATAGTTACCATCAGTTGTTGGTGTACTTCCTAAACATTCTTTTACACACTTATAATAGTAGTTATTATTTCCACCATTACCATAACAAACAATAGTACCTACACTATAATTTGTTTCTGCATTATATGAATTTATAGATTCCAATTCACTCTTTGATAATGGTATGTATGGTTTCCAATGCTCATCAAGATTTGTTGGCTTTCTATATGATGGAGAATTATTCCATTTAGTTACACTCCTTTTTAAAGTATCAGTACCTAATCTGTCAAACCAATCATCAACTATCTTGTTTAGATTCTCTTTAGTTATGATACCTTTGTCTCTAAGAGTTTTATACATAGCCCCAATCTCCTCTACATATAACCCTTTTATAGCTAAGAGAGGATTTGAGCCTCCAGTACCAAGAACTTCCCTAGACAGTGATGAAGTCCACAATATGCCGTTCCATGCTTTTCCAAGACAAGAATCGCAATCATAGATATTATATCCAACCTTTTTGTCATAGATGGTTATCTGAGCATTATTATACCATCCGTCCTGATTATAAGTCAATTCACAGAATATAATATATGCTAACAAATTATCAACATCAAAAGATTTCTCTACAATCTTTTTCTTTTCCTCATTAGTAGATGCAGAGTTCACTTCTGACTTATATGCCTGACATGCTTCTATAATTGTCTTTGTCTTAGCGGTATTTACCATATCCTTATTGGCAGCATTATAATCTACAGATGTGACTTTAAATTTATCAGTGCCAGTTGTTGCAGCATTTAATTTTGAGAATGTGTATTGCTGACCAGCAACAGTGTCTGTACCAATAAGCTCTCCCATGTGTGTATCAGCATCATATTCCTCGCCATCTACACAAATAAGTTTTTTAGGATTACGTATTTCTGCACTTATCCAATTAAAACTATCTCCATTAAACATACCTCCAACATTATCTATCAGAATGCTGGTATAGTCTTTTTTGTTCATGGAATAGTTTTTCCTATTCTTTTTAAGAGACCATATAAAGAGACCATAATACTCACCATTCAGATACACTTCACAAGGAAATTGTGAAGGCATACATTTGGCTTGTGAAACATCGTTGTCCATATCACCAGTTCCACCTATGAGAACATTATCTGAACTTATGTGAAATCTGTTTGAACGTACATTAAGGAATGATGTGATTTGCTCACCAATTTCATAACAAATTGGCTGTATTGATTTTAATGAATCCTTGTAGAATGCTTTAAGATGAAAACCGTCCTGTGATACCCAATCACCGAACTTTATTTCAAACTCATTTCCACCCCAATCATCTGAAAACAAATCTATAGCACAAGATTTCATAGGGTCTGCCATAGTGCTGGCACCTTGTGCATTAAGATATGCTTTTATCTTAAAATAGTTTCCTGCAAAATCAAAGAACTCAATATAAGCCTTATCATTTACCAACTTTTTGCTGGGCATTTGATTAACACCAGTAATATTAATTACTGCTTTAGTAGGAATTGGTAATTCTAGAGCAGAATCATGCTTGTCATACCAGTCACTCCAATCAGTTTTACCTTTAATGTCAAACCCATTTGCTTTGAGAGCATCTTGGATATTGTTTACACTATTGCCTTGGAGATTGAGGTTTGAAACATCAAGATTAGTAACTTCCATATCATGCTCATGTTTCTTTCCATCAGCATCACGATAAGATATTACTTTATCATCAGCATCAGTTGTAATTTCTGTTCTACCCTCTGGGTCTTCCAAAGTACTATGAGCATCTGCTACATCTTCATCAATGAGAGATTTACCTTCTTTCTTATCAACCTTAGTATCAATAGTCTCAGACTTCAAGTTATGAGAATAGTGGCTACCATCATTGTAAGTTGCAGCAAGAACCTTTCCATCTGCATCTTTTTCTACTGCAAGATACTCATCGTTATCCTGCAAAGAGAAAACGTCAAGAAGTTCTTTGAGATTGACATCTATTGTACCTACCTTCTCCTGCAATGATGCAAGGTCTGATTGAAGCTGAGAGATAACTTGTTTCAAAGCATTGACAGCATGGATTTCACCAATGATTTGACCGTCTTTTCTGATACCAAGAACTACCTTATCATCTGCATCAAGCCAAGCAGCAAAGTATTCCTTATTCTGAATGACGTGATACATTTCATTAAGAGGATAATAAGGCTTGCCAGTTGCTCTGTAGAAGCCAAACAAAACTCTATCCTCTACATCTACTATAGCTTTGAGGAACTCTTCGTTCTCAATAACCCTGAACGGAGTATCTTGCACATTACCTTCCTCATCCTTGATAGTTGTCTTATCAAGGTTCTTGGCTACGTTGTCAAGATTTGCCAGTATATCTGTCAGAGATTGAGTGTTCTCAATGTTGGCAAAGAAGGTCTTAAACTCATTCATGGTGTCAATGACATTGGTTGTGTCCTCATCTCCCATGATGGTTGCTACTTTCTCTGCAAGAAGAGTTACTTGTGATTGCAATCTGTCCTCTACTGCACTTGTTTTGCCAAATTCAGGAGTACCATCCCACTGAATACCGAAGAGAAGTTTGTCATTTGCATCGACCTTTGCAAAGATAAATTCCTCATTCTGAATATAGCGGAAAGGGAGAGCAGACTGAGAGACTACATTATCCTCTGAGTCACCGAACTCTTGTGCAATATTCTCCTTGTCGAACTTTTTTTCTGCTAAGTCGCTGAGTTTGTCTTCTACAGAAAACCAGTTTGCTGGGTCTGCTGACCATGCATTTGCCTTCAAAGTATTGCGGTAGATGGTATTACCTGATTTGTAGGTGATAGTGAGGCCTACTTTCTGAAATGTGGTAGGAACAGAGTTGATGGCATCTTGTAGAGTAGTATGGGTTACGGTTCCACCTTTTGAGCAGTCGTAGGTTAGGATGCCTAACTTGCCTACCTCGGCTGAAAGAAAGTCGGTTTCGCCACCAGTAATCGCATCATTGACTAAGGTCTTGTTGCTCGCATCGGCTACACCACTGTTTCCCTGCATACCAACTTCACCTTTGTCACCCTTATCACCTTTGTCTCCTTTATCACCTTTGCTACCTTTACTACCATTGTAGAACTTAACTTGCTCGGATGTACCATCATGACGGGTTAGAGTGATAACATTCTCGCCACCATCCTCTGCACTTTGCTTGGTTTGTTTTAAGGAATCAAAAGAATTGTCGGTGCGAGTCTTCATTTCTTTATTGATGTCAGACTGCATCTTTCTTCTGTCCTTGTCGAAGATGTTGTCGGAATTAGCCAACTTACCATCTTTTCGACCTGAAACGATTGTTCCGTTATATCTTTGTTCTGACATATTTATATTATTTTATGTTATATAATCGTAATTGTGGAATTGCCTGAAATCAATTCATCGGAATGATAATAGTATAGTTCTCCTATCTTACTCTGCTGCATTGTCAATGGCAAACCACCTTGAAGGAATGTGAGAGGAACAGATGATACTACCCAGATGATGTCTTCATTTTCGGTTGTACTGATGGTTATTGTCTGTCCAGAGAGAACACCTGAGAATTGTTGTAAGTATTCGACATTAACCTTGTTAGGGTCTGTGGTAGATAAAGCACCATAGTAAGAGAAAATGACATCTTCTTTTGTGTTCAGTTCTATCCAGTACTTCGCATTGTACATACCTCCCATTTCACCCTCTACGATGCCGAGAGGAATATGTGACTTTCCATTGCGCTCCACGATACGGAAAAGGCGGTTCTCGATGCTACAGATGTCGTTCCCATTGTATTTGCCACGAATGGTAATGCCATATAGTCCTTCATCTAGAAATGGTGGAAACTTGACGCAAATGTCACTCGGCTCAACTTCACTATTATTTGTTCCGCTCTGAACAAAAGGCATTTTTTCTACACATTCTCCAAAGGCATCAGTAAGGTGTACTTCTAAATTACTGATGGCAGCTACGTCAATATCTTCCAACATCTGCTTATTCTTGCTGATGTAGGCTTTCTGAAGCTTAATGAAAAGGTTGAAGCTATTGCCTTTAACAATCTTATAAATATCCATATACGTATATATTATTATATAATAGGCAAAGATAGGCAGAAATTTCTCTACCTATCTCTTATCTGTTAACTTCTAAATCAAGCCTTTCCATCTGAGGAATTTACGCTTGCGGCTCGCCTTACCCTTCTTGCTCTTGCAGTTGGTATGATAGACACAATCTCTGAACAGGTCTCTGACCTTCATGTCGTTGTCAACCAGTTTTGTTCTCTTGAACGTCTCGAATAGTGAGCGGTTCATAATCATCAGGTTGCCCTTCTGTGTAGGAAGAACATAGAAGATTTCTCCATTGTTCTTCTTGGATGCGTAGTCTGCCTTAGCCGTAGCTTGGCGGTACATGATTTCGCACTTGATGCGCTTGAAAATCTTTGTTACTTTCATAATCGTAATTATTTAGTTTGAACTATATGATGGTTGCTGCCGAAACAGAAACCTTTCTTGTCATTACTCTTGTCTGATAATAAATCATCTTAGGCATTTCCATTTCATTGAAACAGATGTGGAGGCCGATGGCTCTGGTCATGAGCAAATCATCGTGCTTTCCGTCTGCCGCCTCATAAACCGTTCCGTTCTTCTCGTAGGTGAGATATTCATCTAAGCATCTATCGTCTCGCTCTACATAGAGTTGTTCACGGATAACCTGAACCAATACTGATATAACCATTGGCTTGGTTGCCACGTTGGTATGGAATCCGTACTTCACTGGAACCTTATTCTTGATGTCTGATTCGCTCTGCTTTCGTGCGTAGAGGTTGTCATATACGTCCTTGATTTGATTCAGGATAAATTCAGACTGATCACCACCTTCCAAGATATGCTCCTTGTCTTTCGTCTCCAAGGTGTTGGATTCAATAACCAATAGAGCATCGTTGTAGTATTTGGCTATCTGAGCAGCCTTCCACGCCAGCAAGTCCATATCAATATGCCCATACCATTGGGCTACCACATACGGCTTGCCGCCTTCCATCATCCAATAGCGGTCGAAGACACAGATAACAGACCAGTCGGCATTCTTGCTACGTCCACCAATATCCACTACAACCAGATAGCGGTTGGTTACCTTACAATCATCAAAAGTCTCAGGTTTGCTCCATATCCACAACTGACCCTGCTTGTCTTCACAGAATCGGACATTCTGCATACACTTCTTACCCTTATATCCGTCACCATAAACATCACCGATGAACTTAGGCGCACGGCATCCCTTGCGGAACTTGTCAACCTTGTCTTCGGCAAACACCTTGGCTCCTGAATGCTTGAATGCCTCAATATCATCGGTAGGGTAGCCAGCAGCCATATCGGCATGGTCGGTGAACTTCTTGCGCTCGGCAATATACCAGTTGATGGCTTCAAGTGGAGCACCCAGAGTCCATAGCTTCCAAAGATAAGTGCCTGGCTCTTCTCGGTCGGACATCGTGTTGGTATTATTGCGGTTCTCGTATAGCCATTTGGCAAACTCTACCTTCTGTTTCTTGCTTTCAAATTCAAGATGATACATATCGTATATCTCGTACCAAGGAACAAAGAATGGCTCAAACTGAGATTCTCCCTTGACTGCTGCAAGCCACTCCTTGTGGAAGAAGTTACCAGTACCATTGGCGGTGGATTCATAGGCAATCATCGTGTATGGTCGGTACAAGATACCATTGGTAGCATTCTGCACCACCTCTTCAGGAGATTTACCATCCGTCTTTTTCCACAAACCCACCTCGGAAAGGTGAACCAAGTTGTAGTCTTCACCATTGGCTGATAGCGGTCGTTCCATAGAACCCACCTTAATCTTGCAGAAACGCTGAGGAACCTTCTTGACGTTTCCTGATGTTCCGACACCAACAAACTTCGGCTCATTCTCTGAGAACGCTTCACCCATTTCGTAGAGGAACTTGGTAGGAAAGTTTTTCAGGGCTTCCTCGAACATTCCTCGGATGGTTTCTGCTGTGTCCTTGACCTGAGCTACGATGAGCGAGTTGAGACCCTTCTGCCACATGAGTTGCAGCCACAAGAAGTACATCTGAATAACCGTTGAACCTCCCCATTGTCTTGCTTTCAGCAGGATGAGACGGATAGGGCGATTCTTCTTTCTTCGCTCTTCCAGCCACCTGAGCAATCTTCGCTGCGGTCTTCTGAGCACAAAGCGGAAGGGGAGACCTCCACCTTTCGGTTTGATATAGATAAACGTAGCAAAGAAGAAGAAAGGGTCATGTTTCATTCTGATGCGAGTAAACTGCTCCACCAGTTGCTCCATTTCTTCCTCTATGTTGTATGGCTCGTCTATATCCTTGTGTAGTTCCTCAATTACCGCCTTGCAGCTACCGAACTCGATGAGCATCTTGACGAGCGGAATCTTCTTCATCGAAACTGGAAGCTGCTGGCTTTGAATCGGGAAGTCTGGAAGAAAAAGTAGGAATCGCTTATCTCCACACCCTTCACCCTTGATGGGATTGAATGGTGTGTTGATTTTCTTTATTCGTTTCTCGTTCTCTTGCAGGATGCCCAATACGTGTTTGTCGAGTGCATCAGTCAGTTTGACGGTTACTTGTCTTGGCATAGCGGTGCGTTTAAATATCCCCACAACAGACCAAGTACATAGCAATAGATGTGGACTCCAACTGCCATGCAAGGGAAGAAGATTCCAACACTGATATATAGGAGAATGGTGAGATTGTATTTTACCTTATTCTCTACATAGGGAGCAATAAAGCCCATGTAAGCATAGATAAATCCGCTGAGACCGATGATTGGTACAGAAGATGCAAAAGGATAGCTTACGGCTATGAGATAGAATGCTACCATGTGACTGATACTGCAAGGAATTGCTCGGTAACATTGGTGAAACACATAGAGGTTGATGGCTACATGAAAGATGTTCTGATGAAAGAATGGGTAGCTTAGTCGGTTCTGAATAGAGCAACCTTCAAAGAGACCCATGCCATCATATCCTATGAGCGTGATACATATTATTATAATGTACCCTGCATAAAGCGCAATCTTCTCTGACGAAGTTCGTAACATCTTCTCTTCTCCTCCTTCCTCACCCGATGAAGTATGACGTGCATGGATTTTGGAGTGAGATAGAAACTCGGTGCTTCCTGATTGCACACATGCCAAATGGCATCCATCTTGGTGAGAGAAGGATGCTCCTTGGAATAAATCTTGTATCTTCGGAAAATCTCCTGAAACATTGCTCTTTTCTGTGGATTCATGCTGCTGATGGATTTACCATTGAGCATATTGAGAATGACATTGTATGCTCGGTCAGAGGAAACCCAAAAACGTTTGCTTGGAGATTGCAAAAGTCTTCGCTCAATCTCCAATATGCCTATATTGTCTCTTACTGATATAATCTTTTTGTAAGCCCTCAATATGTCAGCGTCACGTTCCTTTGTAAATTCACATCGTGAGCCTTTATGTTTCATCGTATATGAGGCAAAGATACAAAAATGTATTGAAATAACCAAATTAATCGGATATGATTAAGTATAGTTAACGGATAAGATTGATAATAAGTTGAAAAGCGTTACTTTTGGGCATTGATTTATAAATTTATACATATATATATGGACGAAAATACAAATACAGAGCAGAATGCTGGTTCTGCAAAACAGCAAGACACCAAGACCAAGAGAGACTTGGCTTTGGAGCGATTGAAGACCCGACACCCTGATACGGAGTATGCGGATGATGAAGCTATGTATGGCGCAATCAACGATGATTATGATGCCGACCAGAAGGCTTTGCAGGGTTACAAGGATAACGAGAAGGCTATGGGCGATTGGCTGGGTAGTGACCCTGAGGCGGTTACCTTCCTTCAAGCGATGAAGGCTGGCAAGAGTCCTTACGCTGAGTTGATTCGCACGCATGGCGAGGATGCTATTGATTACTATTCTGACCCTGACAATGCGGACGAGATTGCATCGGCTCAGTCGGAGTTCTTGCAGAATGCTGCCAACGGCAAAAAGTTGCAGGAGGAGTATGACAAGAATATGCCTTCCAGCTATGAGGTCTTCGACAAATTGGAAGAGAAGTATGGCGAGGAAGCGGTGAACAATGCTATCGACCAATGTTTTCAGACAATGCGCAATGTGGTGACGGGAAAGTTCACTGAGGAAATGATTACTGCGTTCATCAAGGCAAAGAATCATGATACCGATGTGGCTGATGCTGCTCACGAAGGTGAGGTTCGTGGTAAGAATAGCAAGCACGTCAAGAACCTTGAACTGAGAAAGAAGGGCGATGGTACTGCCGACCTTGATTCTGCCAATGCAGAGACCAAGCCAACGGATAACCAGCCTGACCTTGGTGCGCTTGGTAGGGTATCACGTAGAGGTAACATCTGGGAGCGTGGGCACGAGAAAAGAACACGTATTCGATAATGTGATAAGGTAAAAAGATAATTTATATGTTTAATTAATATTCAGAATAACAATGAAGAAAAGTACATTTAATCGGCTGCTTTCCATTTTTCTGATGGTTATGGCGGTTATTTTTGGTGTGAATGGTCAGGTCGTTATGGCTGAGGCGGCTCTGCCTGATGGCGGTACTACCGAGAGTGGTCATGCTGCTGAGGCTGGCGGTGCTACCGCTGCCGATGAAGCTGGCAATGGTGGTGCGGCTCGTCAGGATGATGGTATCGCTACCGAAACCAAGGGTCGTGAAGCTTATAACGAGAAAGGTACGGAGTTCTATGAGAACGACATCAACGACAAGATTACCAAGATTCGTCCGATGGCTACTCCTGTTGACCAGATTTCACGCTATGCGACAACCAAGTCTGCAAGTTCGTTTGTGGTAGAATACTGGAGTATCGGCACTCGTCCTATCAAGACAACTGTCAAGGAGGACACCGTGAAGAGTACTGGTACATCTATGGTGTTGAAGGTGGAAGACCCTGAAATGTTCACACTGGATGATACTATCCGAGTGGTAGATGTGAAGGCAATTACCAACTATAAGGGTGTTGCTTATTCAACTATTAAAGATGCTCCTACTCCTGATTTGGAACTTTGTGTTTGCGGCAAGGATAATGAGGGTTATCCTATTGTGTTTGCAGTAAATGGTGAATTGGTTAACAAGCAGGCTATCGGCATTCCAGCCTTGAAGAAGGGTCAGGTGCTTATCCGTATGGCGAAGAGTTGCGGCGAGTTGGATGTTCAGACTGGTCGTTTCAACAACCTTCCTGATTCTGAGACTCAGTTTTGTCAGAACTTTATGATTCAGATTGAGGAGAGTACCTTCAACAAGATTGCTGCTAAGCGAGTAGATTGGGACTTCTCAGACATAGAAGAGGATAGCATTTACGATATGCGCCTTGCAATGGAGGGCACTTACCTCTTCGGTGATATGGCTTGTATTAAGCATACTACCAAGAACAACTCTGCCCAGTGGTTCACTAAGGGTATCTGGTGGATGGCTGGTAAGGATATTGAAGTTGGTCATGTTGCAACTACTGATGATATGAAGAAGGGTTACAACAAGAATGAGCGAGTTATCACAGATTTGGAGTTGGTTGACATTTCCAAGGACTTGTTTGTTGGCACTGGCATCGGCAACAAGCGCAAGGTGATTATCGCTGGTTCTGACTTCGTGAGTGCATTCAGCAAGATTGATTCTGACAAGTTCCGCTTGAAGGACACCGTAGAGGTTTGGAACTTGAAGTTCAAGAGTTGGGAGACCGACTTTGGTGAGGTTCTGATGATTCACTCTGAGTTGTTTGACATCTTCGGTATGAGCGACTGTGGCTTTGCTCTTGACCCTGAGTTCTTGGTTAAGCGAGTACACTTGTCTTGGACTCGTAACGTGCTCGACTTGAAGAAGGCTGGTATTCGCAACACCGATGCGGTAGTTATTCAGGAGGTTGCTTGTCTGTACTTGAAGTACCCTAAGGCACACGCTCGTATGCGTCTTGCTGCGGTTCCTGCTACAGAGGGTACATCTGAGACTGGAGAAAACAAGGCTGCTGCCTAAAAACAAGTAGTATTGCAAATTTATTCATTAAATAGTGAGGGGTGTGGGCACTTGCCCCATCCCTTTTTTTAGTAACACATATATAATAAGGTATAGTCATGTTTAATAAATATCAAGCTGGTACAGATTTAGCATTTAGTGTCATGGTAGGTGATGAGAGAATGCGCATTGTCTTTGAGGGTAAAACGATGGGTAGTAGTATCTATATGACAAGAGACCCAAAGGTACAGAAAGCTATCGAGTCTCATTATTGGTTCAACGACAAGTTCTTCTTGGCTGAGTCTATTGACGAGAAGAAGGAAGCTGCGGAAGCCAAGAAGAAGGCTGCTGCCAAGGCAAAGAAGAAAGTGGCTGACGAGAAGAAGACGCACGTAGTAACAGACGTTGAGGATGCCAAGGACTATCTGGCTGAGACCTATGCTGTGAGCCGTTCCAAGATGAAGACCAAGGAAGACATCTTGGCTATTGCTAAGGAAAAGGGTGTTGAATTAGAAGGCTTAGAGTAATGAGTACGTATGCTGTATCTGAACTGGTGAAAGAAGTGAAGGTACTCTTGGACAGAAACCAAGAGTCTGCTGGCTTGCTGACTCCTACCGATTCTGATACCTTGTCGCAAGGCGAGTTGATTCAGAGTAAGATAGTAGATGCAGCAAGAATCATATTGAAGGATGCTCCTGCCAGTATGCTGAATGGTAAGACTTTCGATGGATTGAATACTGCTTGGGCTGAAACAAATGGTGCTTATGTGGGAACCGTCTATCTGCCTTCCGACATGATTAGACTCCTTAACGTGAAGGCGAGTGACTGGAATCGCTCGGCTGAGATAATCACAGAAGAGGATGATGCCTACAAGATTCAGTGTAGCCGATTCGGAGTAAGGGGGAATCCTGAACGACCTATCGCTGCGCTCATTCATAATAGCGGTAATCGGTACTTGGAACTTTTCACAAGCAAGAGTAATACGGCTACTGTATCGCTTACCTATGTAGGTATGCCTTTTATAAGTGAAGGTAATATTGATTTTCCTGAAACATTGAAGGACTCCATCGTATATATGGCTGGCTATCTTACTTGCATCAGTCTTGGCGATACCGATACCGCAAGCGGATTGCTTGGAGTGGCTCGAAAACTGGCGCATATTGTTGAACCTACAGAAACATCATAAACTATGGCAAAGAAGAAAGAAGAAACAAAACTGCTATCGTTGAGCAGGGTGCTTGATAAGGAAGAACTGGATAGCGTGAAGGCATCCAAGAACCGATTTGACAAGCCATACGATCGTGCTTTCTCTATCTTGCTGGAGGCTCAGCGATACTACAACAATATGGATAACTTCCGTAAGCGAAGACTGAGAAACAAGCGATACTGCTATGGAGACCAGTGGGGAGATACCATTGAGTTCAAAAGCAAGTGTGGCTTCAAAAAACGTATCAAGGAGGAAGATTATATCCGTGAGCAGGGTAGCGAGCCATTGAAGAATAACCTTATCCGTAGATTGGTGAAGAATGTGCTGGGTGTATATCGCTCACAGAGCAAGGAACCTACGTGCAATGCAAGAGATAAGGATGAGAAACGATATGGCGAGACCATGAGCGTGGTGCTGCAATGTAACCGACAACTGAACCGAGAGGCGGAACTGGATGCCCGAACTATGGAAGAGTTCCTGATAAGCGGTGCTGCTATCTATAAGAAAAAATATGGATGGCGAAGAGGTAGGTTAGATTGCTGGACGGACTACGTGAACCCGAACAATTTCTTCATAGACAACAATATGAGGGATTTCCGTGGTTGGGACGTGAGTTGCTTGGGTGAGGTGCATGACATTACCATCGGCAATGTACTTAGAGAGTTTGCCAAGTCTCCTGCTGAGGCTCGTAAGTTGAAGGAGATATACCGGTTGGCGGCTAACCGAGATTTCGTGATTGCAGACTGCACCCAGCGATTCGGTGAGTTCGACCCTAAGACCATCGACTTTATGAATCCTGCCAACCCTTCGCTCTGCCGAGTGATTGAGGTTTGGCGCAAGGAGAGTAAACCGAGATACCGATGCCACGACTACAACAATGGCGATGATTTCAAGATTGATATTGAGGATAAGGCTGATATTGTAGATGCCGAGAATGCGGACAGAAGACAGAGAGGACTGGCTGCTGGTATGCAGGAGGAGGATATTCCTCTGATTGAATCTGAGTGGTTCATGGACGATTACTGGCATTTCTATTATCTTTCTCCTTTCGGTGATATTCTGAGAGAAGGTGAGACCCCTTATGCTCATGGTGAGCATCCATACGTTTTCAAATTCTATCCGTTTATTGATGGCGAGATTCACAGCTTCGTGGAAGATGTGATTGACCAGCAGAGATACGTGAACCGACTTATCACGATGTATGACTTCATCATGAGGGCGAGTGCCAAGGGTGTGCTGCTCTGTCCTGATGATTGTCTGCCTGACGATATGAGTTGGGATGATTTCTGCGATGAGTGGAGTAGATTTAATGGTGTGGTGAGATATAAGCCAAACAAGAGCGGTCAGGTTCCTCAGCAAGTGGCGAATAACTCTACGAACATCGGTATCGGTGACTTGCTCAGCTATCAGTTGAAGTTCTTCGAGGATATATCAGGAGTGAATGGTGCGCTGCAAGGCAAACCAGGAGTATCAGGTACGAGCGGTTCGCTCTATGCTCAGCAAACACAGAATGCCACTATGTCGCTGCTTGATATTTTGGAGAGTTTCAGCCAGTTTATTATTGATGGTGCATACAAGACCGTGAAAAATATGCAGCAGTACTATGACGTGGCTCGCAACTTCAATATTGTTGGTAGGGCAGGACAGATTGTGCACTATGACCCTAAGAAGATACGAGACGTTGAGTTTGACATCAACATCACGGAAAGTACGGCTACTCCTGTTTATCGACAGATGGCAAATGAGTTCCTTATGACCTTGTGGCAGAATCAGGCTATCACGCTGGAGCAGTTGCTGCAAGTAGGAGATTTCCCATTTGGAGAGGAGTTGCTGCAATCGGTTGCATCCAACCAGCAAGCCATTCAGAATGGTGAGACTCCACAAGGATTCTCTCCTCAGCTTCAAGCCCAAGTTGCTCAGGCTTCACAGAGCAATCCTAAGGCTCAGGCGATGTTGCAGCAGATGATGAGTGGTCAGGGGGTAAGTCCTGACGGACAGACCCCACCGCTTGCTGCTTAATTTAGTTATTAATTTAATAGATAATAGTATGATTGCAGATAAACCAAGTGACAAGGAATGGTATGGCAACGGAAAACCCGATACCAGCCAAGGTAGCAATCCCAATAATGGTATAGCTACGGAGACTAAAGGTAGGGAAGATAAGCCCGAACTTTACGAGAATGATGTACTCGGCAGGGTGTCAAAACGCAAGAAAAACGACATCTGGGCGAGAGGAAAAGAGAAGCGAACCAAATATAAGGACGAATAAAGAAAGGAGGTGTTTTTATCGTAACTGTATTTGTCTGATACTCAGATAGCTACAGGAATATTTGCGAGTTTATGGTGCTGCGTTGAAGATATTCTTATCTTTGCAGCATCATAAACTTTTAAATTTTATAGGTATGAATTTTGTAGAGTTTGTTGAAAAGTATCAGCAGGATATGACTCCTGAACAGATGTTGAATATAGCTAAAGCTATTGGTAAGTATCTCTCATGCAAATTGAGCGATGTAGAGGTGCATCATCTTTGTGCGATGGTGTATGGTGTGTTGAGCGAAGAGCATTTTGACAAGTACTTTGCTGATGATGCTATCAGTAAGATGTGGTATGAGGATGCTGATGGAACCAAGCACATGGCTCCTTTCTTCACGGATGAAGAGATAAAGGAGATTTTCGACAAACATAAGGATGATATTTCAGACTATACCATCTATGATTTGGCGGTAACTATGAATTTACTGAGGAGCGACCATCATGTTCTGCTGGAGCGGTATAGTGAGGATGCAGAGGAGTTGAAGGGAATGGTAGTGTTGATGGCGATAGAATATCTTCAAGACCCAGACTGTTTGCATCCAACGAGCAAGATATGGCATAACATTAACGGATAAGATGATGAATTGAAAGGCATAGCTTATCTTTGCGTATTATTAATATTTTAAAAAAGATAAGTTATGTCTCCAAATGTACGTGAAGGATTGCAATATAGTGCAGCTATAGGAATGCTTTTGAGCGGTGTTGTCCTCACATTCCTATCATTCTTTCTCAACAATTATGTAGTGTCGGATGGTGTACTTTGGTACGTCAGCCAGACTTTGGTTTACTCTGGGGCGATATTCGGAGTAAACGTTTATTTCAAAACCAAGTTGGGCAACTTTGAAGCCAGAGTTAAAGACGAACTTGCGAGTATGATGAAACAAGTAAAGGAGGGCAAGTAATGAAGGTAACAAGAGAACAGATTTTGGCTATTATGCCGAATGCCAAGGATAAGGTGGATGATTTTCTGCCTTACATTAATGGTTATGCTGAGGTGTATCATATTGATACTCCTATACGTATGGCTCACTTCTTGGCTCAGATTGCTCATGAGAGTGGCGAACTGAGATATACCAAGGAACTCGGCAACAGAAACTACTTCCACAAGTATGATGTGGGTAAGTTGAAGAACATGCTCGGCAACTTGAAAGATGGTGACGGGTATAAGTATCGTGGTAGGGGATTGATACAGATTACAGGCAGGGCGAACTATCAGGCTTATCAGAATAGCAAGCACTGTACTGGTGACATCATGGAGCATCCTGAATTACTGGAGAAGCCTTTGGGTGCAACCAAGAGTGCGATGTGGTGGTGGTGGAAGCACGACCTGAACGAACTGGCTGATAGTGATTGTTTCGTGGCTATTACCAAGACCATCAATGGTGGAACTAATGGCTTGGAATCAAGGCGAAAGTTCCTAACAAGAGCAAAGAAGGTTTTCAATGTTTAGCCTATGAAAACAAAGTGGTATGATACTTATTTTTGGCAAGTAGCACTCTACGTGATTGGTATTTTGCTGGTGGCATTTCTTCTGTCGGGATGCAAGACAAAATACGTCCCGATGGAAAAAGTTATATGTCGGGACGTAGTAAAACACGATACACTGCATACTTCTGACAGCGTTTTTGTGCGTGATTCAATCTTCCTCAGAAAGAATGGAGATACTTGCTTTCTTGACCGATGGCATGAGAAGACCATCTATAAAAATGTGTATAAGGTGAAGGTGGATTCCTTCCTGAAAAGAGATTCTATCCCAGTTCCCTATCCAGTAGAAAAACAACTCTCCAAGTGGGAGCAGTTTCAGTTGAAATACGCTATCTGGTCATTTGGAGCACTCTGTGTCTTGTTAGTCGTTTTAGGTTATAAACTCTATAAAAAGATAAAGAATGGCAAATTTCACATTGACAATCACAAAAAGTGACATCTATGAGGAGGTGGCAAAGACTACTGCCTACATAGGAGGAAAGAACTTGGATAAAAACGGAAAAAGTCTGTATGACCAAGTGTTTGTGACGGAAGCTGATAGAGAAATGCTGGAAGGCTTTTGGAAAGATTCCATTGATGATGTTTCCGTAGCCTTGGAGAGTATTCTTGGATGGCAGAAATGTGAATCAGACAGCAACGAGGTCTTTGGTCTGAGAGTAAGCAGCCTTTTTAATGAGAGTTTATTTAAGACCTTAAAATCAACGGTTTTTAGTTATGTAGTCAACAAAATAGTAGCAGAATGGTGCTCAGTAGTCTATAAGGATAAGGTAGAAGATTATCTCTCCAAGGCAAACGTTTTGCTGCTAAAGATTGACGCAATCATTTATACACGTAAAAGACCAACAAGATAGGATATGAGGTATTGTAATAAAGAATATAAAGTGATGATAGAGTTGGAAAAGAATGAGTTGGTATATGACATCAAGAATACTGCTTTTTCTTTTGCTGACTCTTATTCAAAGCAGAAAGATGTAGATGCCAAACAACTAAAGAATGTGTTTGACGTATCAGAGGAAGGAAACCGAGATAAGTTGGCAAGGATTCTTGACTCAGCAGTAGAGGATTGCAGAGAAATGCTTTTCCGTTTCACCAAGGTGGAAATGCTCGGTGGCGGCTTTGATTCTAATGAGTGGGAAGATTGTATTGGTTCGCCTACTAATGAAGAGGAAGCCTATTACTTGGCGATGAGGATGCCACAAGGTTTCTCGAAGACAAGTGTGCATACCATGACGGTATATATTCATGATTACATCGTGAACCAATGCTTATATGAGTGGCTGATGATTGTTTATCCTGATGGTGCTGATAGGTTCTGGGCACTCGCTGAGGATAAGAAGCAGAAGATTAAGGAAGCAAGCAATCGGTCGGCTGGTAGGGCAAGAATTGCTTTGCATCCATTTTAAAATAAATAAAGGGTAGCTATCCATCACGGACTGCTACCCTTTAGTTTTTATAATGAAAAAGAAAATTATTATCTAAGTTTATTCTGCAATCTCTCTTGGAACTCAGCAGATAGACCGCTTATAGATTCGTTTGTGGCAAGATTGCCAATGAGTGCAACCCTGAAATATTTGTATGGAGAACCAGCCATTCCTCTGAGATACTCGTTGATTGATGTCTTAATGAGATACCAGTCGAAGAGGTTGTTACTTCCGTATAAAACCATAGCACACTTTCCGTTTGTTCCCTTTTGAAAATATCCTCTTGCTATGCAAGTAAATATAGTCTTGTAAACCTCTTTGTCGCTTATAGTAAGAGGTCTGCTGCAAAGGAAATAAGGAGTATTGGAAGATGGTTCTTCTACATATACATTCAGAATCTTGCCCTCCTTATTGGTAGCGTATGACTCAGGGTATATGTTAACTCGCTTGCTGAACACATTCTTCATCGTTCCCCACATCTTACTCTTCAACGAATAAACATAAGCGTATGTTTGGTTCGGGTTAAAGACAATGATACGATTATCGTAGTAGTCGTAAATCATATCAGCAGATTTGAGATAGTCCCTGAAACGGATATAACTTATTTCTTCTGACTCTGTTTCGTTGGTTGCTATAATCTGATTAGCATATTTCATATCCATGAAGTTGAATGGGCAACCACCAAGTTGGTCTGTAATACAGATAGAATTTCTTCCTTGCTGCATCATGATACCTCTATTGGTTGGATAGAGTACCGCATCATCTATCTGCAAGATTCCGTTTGGGTTGGAACAGATTTCTCGGTTGACTGGTTGGCGAGCCACATAGGTTCCTTCTTCACCCAGCATTAACACCCATACTCCTTCATCTGTAAAAGCGTAGAGTGGAGCTTCACCAAACTGACCTTCGCTGATCGGTCGGGTGTTAGCTGCCAGTGCAGAGATAATAGATGAACCTACTTGTACGCTATTCTTTGCAGGGAAGACTAAAGGATTTTCCGATTCGCTGACTTTGATTAAGGAAGCAAGTTGTTCTATTTTCGCTCCATCTGAATCGCATTTTTGGGAAGCTTCATCGTAAAATTCGCTTGATGTTGAAGTAAAGGTGTCGCTTCGCCTTCTTGTTAACACATTTCCTTTCTTAGAGAGTTCAAATTCTTGCATAAAAGAGAATATTCCATTCTCTGCATTAAATATATAATACGACATACCAAATGTTTCTGATTGGTGAAGGTTGATGTTTCTAAATCCAATCTCGTCCATGAGTTTGCCTTTGTGTTTGATGTATAATTTGGCACTTTTTGCATCTTGAAATGGGACTACAAATATAGGATTTAAAGGGTATTGCACAGTTGCTTTATAGTAATACTTGTTATCAATGATAGCAATAACCTCTGCCGTATCAGAATTCATTTTTCCATAGTCGTACCAACCTTCGTCTGTCAATGGGACGTCCATATAATTTCCAAGTATTGTGTTTACTTTCTCAACTGGGAAAGAAGTGTCTGATGAGTTGAGTTCAAATTTATATATTGGGTTTGGTGAAAATATGTCGTTGATGTAGTTTTGTATGTTAGCCAAGTGAAGTCTATTGTTGTATGCTATAGCACAAGAACTACCAATAGAGGTTCGCCCCATGTCTGCAAGCGACAAAGATTCTTCTGTTCCCTGCACATTCAACAAATCAATTTCTTTTCCAAGGTCTTCTTTTGTTATATAGATGGAATGATAAAAGGTAAGGTTATCAAATTCCTTGTATAATGAAGACTTTTTTAAGCGTTCAAATGTAATAGTACCTTTTCTTTTTTTTGAATTATTAACCGTTTCCGTTGATGTAGTGTCATACCCTTTATCTAAGTAAAGAAAATCAGTTCCTTTTGTTAGGAAAACATCTACTCCTTGAACAAAATCTTCTATACCAGTTAGGTCGATTTGAACATTTATCCGATGTCTGTGAATATAGCCGCTGGCACGAACAAATTTATAGTATTCTGTATCTTTTATTGTCTCTTTGTCGGCGTTATAATAAAAGCTGTTATTTAGATTATCCTTTGGACAAAGAACGAACAAGTTTGAAATGTTACTATAAGTTCCATCGTATAGTCTCAAAGCAACTACTCCAAATACTATATATTTGAAGTAAGTATTCCCATGTTCACTCATAGCCTTATTAATCATTGAGTCAATGGCATTCCAGATTGTTTTAGTTCCATTTGGCTTAGTTCCTTCAAAAATCAAATTATCGTAATCTTGCGAACCAAAAGATGTCGTCCAAAAGCAACCTTGAAAATCATCACCAAGTTGAGCTATGGCATCAACTTCAACTCCTGCCGTGTTTGTTACGGAAAAAGTATAGTTGAATGCGTTCTTATTAAAAATATTGTAAGAATCTTTATTCCAAAAAGCATAAAGTATATTTTTGTCTCCTACAAAGCAGATAATATTTCCTATAGCAGTAACTGAGTTAACCTTGAAGTCTCCGAGGTTTAACTCATGAGGTGTTCCGTCTCCTCCCTTTTCTGTCCAGTACCATGAATAAGGAGAACTGTTAGTACAATTCACAATATAGTGTGAATGATTTTTGTTTTCATGTGTTACATTATGTACGTACCTAATGGAACAGGAATCGTTAGGAAGTGTGATATTCTGCTCTGCCACTACTGGCTGGTGGATAGGGTGTAGTGCCCCATCCTCATTGATGAGGTTGAGGCAGGTTGCCAACTCCCCATCCTGACAATCATAGTCGGATGGAGAGTTGGTGAGTCCTTGGAAAATTACTTCTTGTCTTGTTGCCATGTGCTTGAATTTAAGTTTGGTCGCATGATTTCGTAGTATGGCTCGCCTTTGCCTGACTTGCGTGGAATGCAGGTCAGGCGAACCATCCTATTGAGCGGAAGATTGTAATCATCAAGGATGGCGGTGATGGAAGGAAGGTCACTTCGGAATCCCACCTTCTTATGCTCCTGATTGAATTGAAGCTGAGTGAAGGCGGTGTTTGATTTACAAAGTTCTTCCCAGTCCTCACGCATACAGAATCCGTATGTTCTTCTGTCTGATAACCTGAACACGAAGACGGAGTGGTCTGTACGTTCCTTCTGCATGATATGGTCGTAGATACCCTTGGAGAGTGTGACAGAGTTCGCTCTTCCGTCCAGTATCACAAAATTGTTGCGATGCCTGAAACCATTGACTTTATCTATTATATATTTGAATTTCATTTCACAAAAATAATAAGTAAATTGATAAGATATGTATTATCTATTAACTTTATCTCCGATACTACTTATTTGCCAGTTCCTTCGCTTCTTCAAGTGATACTGGCTTTCCGCTAAGAGGAATACGGAAGTCGAACTTGGAACGGAAGGAGTAGTAGCCTACGAAATCGAAACTCTGTTTCATTCTCTCATCGGTGGTGATGTACTTCTTGTAAGCCTTCACTTCCTTTTCTGAGCGATAGATGGTAGAGTTGACGAAGTAAGAACTGGTACCCTTGTTTGCGATAACTGCAATAAAGAACTGCTTGCCAAGGAATTTCTCCTTGATACGCTGGATAATTGAGATTTTCTTTGTTTTCATATTGTTAATCTGATTAATTATTATGATGAGTGCAGATAGGCTGCACTATACTATTCCGCAAGATACGATACAATCTTCTTTGTTGACACCTCGATAGTATTCACATCGCTGGCAAGCAAGGCTACCTACCATCAGGATTTCGTGAGTGTATCTGCCTTGTATGGCGAAAGGGCATGGAGTGGTGTACTCGAAGTGCCCTCCTATATATTCGTTGACGTTATATTTTGGATATTTCATTTGGTTTGTATAATTCAAGATTTTTATAGTGTTTTCTTGTAAATGTGAAAAAGTTAGTATTAGTTCTGCCACATGACTTTGGCTCAGGGCAGAATCCTCTGTAAACGCATTGAGGAACGCAAGCGGATGCAAGCAAAGGTTCGATACATGCCAATTCATCAAGAACAAAGTACCACATTTCTCTCGTTTCGTTGGATGCCTTGTTGCAGAGTCTCAGCTTCGAGATATTGATTATCTCCTGAGCATTCAGGGATAATTGCAAGTTGACCAAATCATCCTGCCGCATATCGTGGCGAGATACCTTGGAACCAGTAATATCTGGTCTTGATGTAGAAACGAATGGCTGAGCATGGACGTGGCGAACAAAATGGTTGCTCACCCAGTATGGTATGCCATACATTTTAATATCAAACTCCAATTCTCTGAGCGGTGAATGCTCGCTGAGAATCATCTGTTTCTTGAACTCATCGCTTGGCTCACGTCCTAACGATTTCTTGCCTTGTGTGAACCGAGCAGCATCTACAACACGCTGCCAGTCGGTTACTCTTGTAATTTCTATTTTCATTATTCTATTTTGCAAATTATCTTATTAACATTACATACTTGGCTGTTACCTTTGTCGGACAAGAATATGGTAATTGTTCCATGGCTCTTGCTTTTCGACCAGCCTTTCTTGCATTCTATTGGTATTGTTCTATAGCCATTAGCAACAATCATACAGGTGTCCTGATAATCATTGCTAATTACGATATGCTTATGTTCGGCTTCTGTCTTGCCAGTGCAACCAGCAAGTAATATCGCATACGCTAATAATAGTTTTTTCATACGCTACTTATTATTAAATTTATTTCCAACCACATACAACTTCCTGTCATAATGCTTGTGTGGATTGTAATTTATAAATGGACATTACTTAAATTTAATGACAAAAAATTCCTTATCAAGCCACTTATCAGGGCATAAGCCTTTCTTAGGTTTCCCGATGGTGATGCTCTCAATCTCTTTTTCGATACGTGGGCTATCCTTGCGATAACCGTTGATAAAGAGGACATGAGTGTATGGTTTGTATTCCAGCTTGCCTATCACGCGACAATAACCGCCAAACTCATCGAAAAGCACCTCACCGCTTTCGGCTTGTTGGTTTACCAGTCGGGAAGCCCAATACGGTTTAATCTCCCGATACTCCTCTGTCTTCTCGCCCGATACTATCATATCGAACCATTGCTTACTGACGGTGAGGGCCAAAACTTTCTTTTCCATAAGCTACTTCTTCTCATTACAACGACAACTCTCAGCGTGAATTACACAAACTCCGTGTTTCGTGTCCACAAGCAGATAGTCATGCCCTTTCTTGGTGAATATTTTTATATTAAACTCTTCTTTTTCGTGTGGAGTTCCTAAGCTGAAAGAAATCCTAAAACCAATTGCCCCTATTATGAAAATCAAAACGAGCCAAACGGCTGATTTGAAGAAATTTAAAACCTTTTCCTTCATACGTTTACTCCTCCTTGTCGAATTTGTTGCCTACAACATAGATATAACAATTACCTACCGTTACGCCCAAAGGCATCATGCCACCACGAAAATGTTTGCCACACAAGCAGAATCCGTAATCTTTGTATTCAACATTACAAATCGTTTCCTCCCAGTCAACTGATTTCACAATATCATTTTCGTAAACTTCAACTCCATTCGTATCTACCAGTCCTATAAACTGGCAGACGGTATCTGGATCAACCTCTTCTTTGTTACAGACAGAATCCTCATACCATTCAATAAACGTTCCGAAAGGTGTCTTTACCAAAGAACCTTTTACCCATTTACCATCACTCAGTTTCTTTGCTTTAAACAAAATTGTTCTCATCTCTTTTTAATTATGCGTGCAATACTATTAGTATGCACTATATGTTTATTACTACAACAATATGGATAGAAATATTTATCTGCTCCATACATAAGTGCCTCTATAATATCATCGTCACTATCTCTGCACTTAGAATCAATAGTAACTCTAATACATACTTCAAATTCTCTTTCCATACGCTATTCTTCTTTAAGTTCTACTGGCTCATCATTCCAAGACAATTCTCTTTCGATGAGCTTCTTAATGCTTCCATGCGGAAGAACCATCATATCACCCCACCATTCTCTATGCTTCTCACATCTTTTTGGTTTATTCCAAAAAGCTTTTTCTATACCATCATAATCAACGGCAAGCCATATACTATAATTTTTAGGTAGTGCCATAACTATTCCTCCAATTTTGGTCTCCAGTATTTTTGCCCGCAGTACTCTTCCCCACATAGCTCTCTACTGTTCTGATACTGACAATTAGAACAACTTCGCTCGCTTGGATTCCACAGCATGAAATAAATTGCATCACGAAAACTTTGGTCATATACCTCTTGTTCAAATGCGTCAAAATCTTCCGTATAAGCTCCTTCTTCTTTTGCTTGTTGAATTATTTCATTTATTTTTTCATTAATTTCCATAACTATTCCTCCACTTTTACGCCGAAGGGAGTTCCATCGGCAAATAACAAATTCTTAAAGCAACTTTCAAATGTCTCATCTTCATATCCCCCGAAGTCACAGCCATTAGTAATTAAGCATGTGAATGCACGATGTGTTTGATAATTAGCAAAGTACTTATCTTTAACAACACCAAACGGCTTATGTTTTTGCATTTCATTCCAGCACTCCTCAGCGTTGGCAAAAGGGCGGTACTTTTGCTCTGGCTTGATGCGGTAACTATTAGGATTTCCTGCAAAGCTCATATTTTCTATGCTCATCCAGTATGAACCTGTTTTAATTTCAACATCTTTTCCGTCTGCAAATGCCTGAATAACGGGCATTAGTTTTTTAGCTTCTTCTCTTGTCATTATCAATCCTCCAACTTTTTAATTAATAAATTACTTTTCTTACAAAATGGTTTATAACCACTACGGAGATACCAATATAGAACAAATCTATCAGATTCATCTTTATTAAATTCCAATCCGATTGTCTTCACTCCATTTAGCTTAGCCTGTTGTTCTGCGAGTTGTAATAGGTGTTGCGCAACACCATTTCTTCTATGAGAGACAGTCACCCAAAGTGCATATATTAGAGCATCAGCTTTGCCGAAAATATCACTAACATATAATGGAATAGATATTTGAACAGAACCAAGATGTTCTTCATCAGTTATTAAAATCCTGATTTCGTCCTTCCATGTCTGCTTTTGTATCATAAATCCTCCAACTCTTTAAGTGCCAAGACCAACTCATTTTGAATATGCTTGGCCATACCTTCACTTATTTTTATTCTTTTAGTTCCTAACATTTTAGAAACATTATTGATATGAATTATCGCCTTTTCTTTACTCATTGCTTATACTCCTTTGCCTTTAAGTATCTTCGCTTGAAACTTTTGAACTGTCTGTTTATAGCATAAGCCTCTTCATCGAAGTCATCATCCAAAGTACCAGACATAGCCATAAGGGATTCTGTTGCTTGAAAGAAAGCTTCAAAGTCCTTTTCTGTTACATTCATTTTTGCCATATTCTCTTCTTTTTACCATCTCCCTGTTGCCAAGGAGAGGATGGTTAGTTACTCTGTCACCATTTAAAAAGCTTGCGCTCGTAGGCTTCCCATTGTCATAGGCATTGCCTTAATTGCTTTTGTTTCTGTGTAATGTTTTATTTCTTTGTTCATAGTTTTACCTATTTAATGTTATTCATCAATTTCAAAACTCCATTGTTCCATATCAAACACTTCTTTTAGCTTTTCAATGACTTTTATGAAGTCATCTTTGGAACGTAACGCTGTGCCACAATCGCCAACTTTTGAGAATTTATAATGTCCCATATCTCTTTGTATCATTTCCTCCGTCAAAGGAACGCCAATATCAAATTCAAGGGAACGAGATTCACTTGGAATATCTATTGCCTTGCCATCTACATCTGTAATATATCCACTAATATAATGTGATGGATTATTGACATCTGTGTTGAGAATTGCCGAATATGCCTTACAGAAATAATGACAGGCTCCTCCACATAACCCGATAAAAGTTGAAATACTAAAACGTAATACACGCTTATCATTTTTACGGATAGCCTTTGTAACATAGTCAATCCTATTTTTACCGGGAAATTCTAATGATTGAAACCTAAATCCCTCACCAATAGTTGCCGGTAATGGGAATGGACCTTTAGTAATATCGTACCCACTTTCAAAAAAAATGTGCCGATTCAGCCAGCTTACGATTTCTTCGTCTGTTTTTCCAGCCGTTGGCTGACTTAACATAACTTTCTTCATATTATTTATATTTATGTCCTATAAGGACGGTTAGCTACTCTGTTACTTTCTTTATGCTTTCTGAAAATGTTTTGAGCCACTGAGTATCCTTTTCGGCAGCAACTACAGATTTATTATACTGCTCCAAATTATACTTCATAGACTCTATTAAATCAGTGCGATTAGATTGTTTTTGAATCCACTCATCTTTAGGGATGATATTCTCCACATAAACATGGCGGCAATCAAAATCTAAACTATCAATTAATTGACTTTCCATAAAGTCCTTAACACCCTCGTAGTCTTTGGATGGTGGAGTCCACCTTCTAACTTTGGATAGCATTGCATTGTATCTGTTTTTGAGAGCTTCATTCTCTTTAACTCTATCCTCATTACCCTTGATTACACCATTAACATAAGAAAGATACTCAGCTTCAAGTTCTTCCTTTGTCTTAGGGGCTGCAAGGTGTCTTTCGTACTCTGCTTTTGCCTCTTCGTATTTCTTTTTATAGTAATCACTAGGATATATCTTGTCTGGAATTTCGTATCTACCAAGGTTAGGATATTTTCCTTCAAATCTTAGGTAGATACCGAAGTTACGCAAGCAACTATTTGCAAATTGCTCAAATGTTATATCTTCACCATCATATATTGGTGCTGTAAATCCTGTTGGCATATTACTATCTATTTATATCCTTACGGATGGTTATTACTCTACTACTTTCTCAAGTGAGAAATAATCAATTCCCCAAGCTTCGGTTGCGTATTGATAAGGCTCTCCGTTTTTCTTTATTTTTCGCATAAGAAAATGAACCTTGATTTCATTCTTGCCAAGCGAAAAAGCATCTTTTAGACGTCCAATGATAAAGATATTGCCATCTTTATCTTTCACCTTGTCACCTTCCTGAAAAGGTAACAAACTTAGAAAGTCGTTCATTATATCATTCTTCTTTTTGCGAAGCTCTGATATTTGTTTATCTGCCATCTTCAAACAACCTTCTATATTCTGTAATTCGTTGTATAACTCTATTTCTGTCATATTTTTTTAATTTATGCCCGAAGGCAGTTAAACTTCTTCTCTTTTAAGACAAGCTTCGGGAGTATATTCCGACCAGATACAAGTCCCACCTCTTGCCTTGCACCATCCATTATTTGTTTGGTGCTTACATTTCTTTTTCATACGATTTGCTTCTTATGCCCGAAGGCGTTAAACATTATCTATAATTGCAACTATAAAGCTACCAACAACAGAAAACACCATTAGTAATATCCATATAGCACATCCTATAGTATCTTCATATTCTTCTTTCGTCATAGGCTTGATGTACTTAAATACATCAAATACAGTATAGATTATGCAACCTACAAGTATTACTAATAATGCTATTCCCATACCTACACCTCCATTTCGTGATTAATTCCAAGGCCAAAGAGAAGATGTTGAAGCTGATGCACAAAATGAAATTCTAAAACTCGCACTCCTAATAGATGTGCGGCATAAGTTTTATCATCAAGAAGTATAAATATACTAATATTTCCTTTTTTAAAAATCCATGTTGCACCATCATATTCCCATTCGTTCTTATTAAGAATCTCTGGAGTAAGAGGAATCGGCTTTATCTCATCAACCGCAACAAGACAATACACCAATCCTTCTTTGGGGCAAGATAAGTCAAAATGGCTTCTGTCTCTTGGCTCTTTGACAACCATTACTTTGTTGTCATACTCAACAATATCACCAATAATAAACTTCTGTTCCATACGCTTTACTTTTTAAGTTTATTGAATTTATCCTTATAAGGACAATCATCGGCTACAGACTCTATATCGTAGCTTTCCCCTTGCAGCTTACAAGATATACAATCACCATATCCGAAGTTCCATACAATAAAGTGTGGGCATTGAATTTCCTTACATATTTTCTCTAACTCATTCATACGCTTTATTTTTTACGATGATTAAACTTCTTGATAGCATCTTTCTTAGAAGCTGCCATAATCTTAACACCCTTGATGGTAAACTCATGCTGCGCCTTTGGCTGACACTTCTGCTTTTCAGTGGGAATGTTGCCTTTCGGCGTACTAAGTCTAAGACTTGGAGAACCAAAAGGAAAGTCATCCATTTGATAATCTATTCTAGTTACCACTCCAATCATTGATAATAATCCTTTCATACGCTTTACTTTTTAGATTCAACAATTTCTTTCCAGTATTCACAGCAATGCTTATTGACATCATGTCCTATAAGACAAGTGTAAGTAATACCAAGACTCTTAAGTTTGCAAAGGTGCTGATTCTTTATAACAAAAGAACCACATTTATTTTCATCATGATAATCTCCAATAATGTGCCTCTTGCAATTATTACAACAGCATCCTTTGTCTATCTTTCTTCTTAATTCAAATAATATTCCTGGTTTCATTTCTTTACTTCTTTAAAGATTACACTCTTTTTGTCTGAACGATATTTAGGAACACACTCCAATCCAAGTGGAGCTGCGCCACAATAGCCAGCTACTCCTTTAAAGAAACATCCTTCACAAGTGTTATGTTCAACTACTTCAAGAGTAATGGTTACTCTTTCTCCAACTTTAAGCTCTTTCATTGCTCACCTCCTTCCTGCTTTGGCAGTATATCAGACAAATAAGCCCACTTGATGATTTGGCATCTGCTAATAGAATGTCTCCAAGATTCCTCGTTCCAAAGAATGGATTCTTTAAACTGTAGATAAGCATCGTTATCAAAACCAAGGGTAATAATATCGCTCTTGCTCTTATCTGGCTCTTCTGTATTTGGATGCCACAAATCCTTTAAGAACTCGTTGATAGCCCAGCGAGCACCATCCTTGAAATCTTCAATACTACTTCTAAGCTGAAAATATGCAGTTTCGTTGATATGCTTGCTAAGTGCTTGTGCCCTTGCAGCAATATCAATTTCTTTATCGTCTATCATACTACTTTACTCTTTTGAAATGAATATTTTTGCCATCCTTACGCTCAGTACTACCGCACTTAAATCCTGTGCAAGTCTCTGCGTACATATCGCTTGCGAACTCGTAAAAGAAGCATCCGTTGCATTCTCCTTTCTTGTCCTCGACCACCTTCAGCGTAATCTCAGAACCTACAGGTAATTCTTCCATAAGCTTAATTTCTCATTATATGTAACTTTACAACCTTGTTTTCCGCAAGATGTTGTGAGTTGTTGATGTTCTTGATAAACTCTCTTTCCATCTGCTCAGGAAAGATGGGTTTGGTCGGCTTTGGGATGGTGATGGTACCTTGAAACTTGCTACCATCACTCAAAGTCATTAAGCATCTTCTTGAAATCTGTTCTATTCCAAACATATTCTGTCCTCCTAATATTTATATCCGTGTAGATACGGACGGGTTTCGTTGTACTTCATTTTTAACCTGATATGTTCCATCAGATTGATATTGTTACAGTGGGCAATCGCAAAGATGTCCATCAGTATCTTTTGAAGGTGTTTGGCGAGATACCAGTTTGGAGAATCATTCAAGTCACAGACTCCCATCTTTTCGATGAGTCTGTATAGGTCTTCGACTAAATCAAGCCCAAAGATAAATTCAGCCAATTTGTATTCGTCTATCAGGTCTTCGTCTTCCATAAACTCGGCTTTCTCGCTATCCATGATGCTACCCAAGAGTGAGAGAATACGAATAGCGATGTCGGCAAACTCAGACTCTACTGTACCTTCCAGCGTGTTTTTGTAGGCGGTAGGAATATCCCTGCCCATTTCAATCTCGCTTTCGTAGTCTTCGATTGAACCGTGTCTGTCCTTTCTGTCGGCTTGTAAAGCTTCGCTCATTTCTACAATGATGAACATCAGGTAGAATGTAATATCAATACCAGTATCAGAGTAGAAGCCCTTGCTCTTTGCAGACTCAAAGGCTTGTTTAGATAATACCTCCAAGTCTTCCTTTGTAATTATTCCTAACTTTTCTTCCATATTGTTTTTGATTTATAAATTTCTGATAGTGAATGCCGTATCGTTGAGTGTTCTGCACCATTCTATCTTCCCTTCTGCACATAATTCGTTGAGGGCTTCCTGCGGCTGATGAAATCCTCGGTTGATGATTTCTACGGCAAGAACATGATTGGGAACGATGTGCGCAGCCTTACGCTCTTCCTGAATTTCAGCGATGATGGCTAAGATTTGTTCTTTTTCAGTCTTCATTTGGTGGGGAAGGTAAGAATGATACGTGAGTTACTTGTTGCTGGAACATTAATTGCTCCCACATTCCGTTCATGTCTTGTTGGTACCACAAATCATCGTGCATTGTCCCGATGATTGGGTTGCCTTTGTACCATAGTACCATGGTCTTGTGGGTAAAGAGGGCTTTGTGCGCTTTGCTGATGCGCTTGCCTATCTTGATATATCCGAAATTATTCATAAGCTAAAAGAGTGAAAGCTGACCGCTCTTGTCGTGATAGTGATTCCCAGATGGAAATATCAGTTCCTCGAACATGGCAGTCAGGCAGTTGGTGACTATTGAGTTTCCTGCAAGGGCATAGAGTTTGCTCTTACAGATAATGAGTTGACCAGACTTCTCCTTGCTCAGGAGTTTATCTATGTCAGCTTCATGCACTCCCATCAGGCGGAAACAATCTCTTGGAGTGTACTTCCTGATTTGGATGGAGTATTTCTTTCCATTGGGTGCGGTGTGGATGATTTCTTTGTTCATGATGGTTACGAATGTCATTGATGAAGAATCAATGGTTGTTAGCATTGTTGGAGCAATATTGTCATAGACTTGCTGGTTATAGAGGTCTAAGACTTGCCCCCCCATATCAGGCTTGACCTTCCCTGATAGGAGTAGGGATTTCATACGTTTTCCTCCTGTTATCATATCTCTCTTACGATTAATACTAAGTTGTCTGTGAAGAAACTTGTGATGGTATTACTGAGTCCGTCTGTACGTGGTGTTCTATGTTTCATCTTTGCGTGGAAGCTGCACTTATGAGTGTCGTATGCTTTGCGTAGCATCCTTCCATCGGCTGTTCGTTCCTTGTAGAGGATGGCTTTTCTCATATCTCTTTGACTATTAAGAATAGTGGAATGCAGTTACCTCCGTGACCCATAGCAGAATTGAGAGTAGGAGAGATTCCCTTGGTGGAATAGACTCTGGTCTGCTGCTCTATTCTGCCTTTGATTTGGAGGTTTGCCAGCTTTATAATTTTGTCGCACATTAGATTTTCTTGATGATTAAAACTCCACCTTTCGGATAATGAGCCGTATCAATGAAGTTCATTACACTTGCCATACCTATACTGGCTGTAACTGCAACAGAGCATCCATCAGCCGTTTTCGGTATCGCTATCTTCTGGGTATAGTTTTTGGATTGCTTCATTGATGTCTGCTTTGGATAGATACTTTTCGAGGTGTTGTTGCGACAAGAAATATTCGGGAGAAACATTGTCTTCTAAAATATCCTCAACCGTAGTCTCTAACTTGATAGGAGAAGGGAAATGATACTCAGGGTTCGGCTCGTCTTCTGTTCTTAGAATGGAGATTACGAAGATACGTTCACGATTCTGTGGTATTCCATAGTCCTTAGAATTAAGAACCTTGTAAAATGACGTGTAGCCGAAAGAGTCGAGGTCTCTGAGATATTGGAAGAAGTACTTTCTCATTTTCTCGGATAGGAGACCTTTCACGTTCTCCAGCATCACATATTTCGGTTTCTTGACTGTCAGCATCCTCTTCTCCTGAAAGATGAGGGATGAACGTGTACCGCTCCCTTCCTCGCCACCTTGCCTGAGACCAGCATTTGAGAAGTCTTGGCATGGAGAAGACCAACTGATGAAGTCGAAGTCTGGAACCTCGTTCCAGTCAATTCTTGTCACGTCTCCGAAGTTAGGAATATCCCACCCATGCAAAAGCCTGTAGGCTTGAATAGCAGAAGGTTCTATCTCCGAATATCCTACTACCTTGAAGTCAAACTCAGGATGGTTCTCTTGAAGGTACTTGAAGGCGAGACTTTGGCTGCCATAACCAGCGAATGCCTCGAATACTCTGAGAGGATGCTGCTTGTTGTATTTGCTGATTGCTATCATTGTGGTAAACGGTTTCGTAGATGTTACGGATTCCAATGGATGCCCAAACGTTCCAATGTTCCATTGGCTTGGTATATTTCCAACTGCTTTCTACAGAAGCTCTGAGGGTTCTTTTTCAGAACGTCTATCATTCCGTAGATTCGCTGACGGAAAGCGTGGTTCTTGTCTTCTTCCGTTATCTGCTGCTCTTCCTTTGTCTTGGCGATGAGTTGACTGATTTCGGAAGGATTTTCGTTAACGGCTGCTGGCGGTGGTGTTGCTCCGATAAGTTCGTCTTCCCATCCTCGCTGATTGAGGAAAGTTTGGAAGTTCTTGCGATACTGCTTGTCGGGTTGGGAGAGTACATATAATGGAATATACTCTATAGCTGCCTTGCGGTCTTTCTGACTCATGGAGTTCCACTTCTTTTCGAGTTTGGCTTTGCAGCCTACCTTTTTGTCGTAGAGGTTCCACGCTAGCTCAAAGGTATATTCGTCTTTGACTTCCTTTGGTGGAGCGGTAACCTTGTATCCGTTTTCTTCAAGAAGTTGGATGGCTTGTCTGATTTCTTCTGTCATAGTTCACCATTTAGATAATTGTCGATAGCTTCCATAAATTCATCTATAGAGCGGACGATGATATACTTGCCACCATGTCGTTCTACTTCATGCTGGAATACCTTCTGTTCTGGTTCCTGCCTACCTTTCGGTGTTTTGTTTTCGATGCAGAGGAATCCATACTGAGAGGTGCGTTTCAGGAGCAGCATATCTGATACTCCTGCCTTCATACCTTCTTCTTTTAGCCATGCGGCTTGTTTGGAGGTTCGCTTGCCACCGTTCGGAACGGCAAAGAAGACACCTTCAAGGTCAGGATATACCCCACGGATATACCTGACCTCTGCGGCTTGCAAGTTGTGTTCATTATAGGATGAACGCTTGCGTATCTTCTTGCCTTCCTGTTCTAACTTTGCTTTGATTTCAGCGTAACTTGTCATTACCAGTCAGTTGAGAAAAGGTCGTCCAAAGATTCTCTGCCCATCAAATGGAAGGCTTTCCATGCAAGTTCTTCTGTTTTGAAGTAAACTGAACCACTATTGAATATGTCTGACCAGAATATTTTATAATTATCAACGCATTCTCTATTGATGTACCAATTTTTATTTCCGTACTCAAAGTTAGGTTTCCAACCATCATTGAGATACTTTGCAATATTCTGCAACTTATTGAAAGCAATCATGCGTTTAACTTGTGCTTTAGATGTGCAGTTATCGAAGTCTTTGTAATTTGAAGAAGTCATTACCCATGATGAAATCTTGTTACTTTCATAAAGGTAGTACGCATCCTTGTTATAGAACAAATCCTTGCAAATATCATCATAAGTGATAGGATTGCCTTCCTTATCATCAGTAGGATTCTCGTCTCCTTCAATCTTCTTGCGAATCATCGGCTTGCCATCCTCGCTGATGAAGACTTGAAGGTTGTCGGGAATAGGAAGTTCTACGGCTGTACCATCCGTCGGGATAGTGCATTTGGTGAGACTCGCCTTTCCGTTATTGATGTTGGTAACGCCCTGATTACTGATGCCTTCTGCATGAATATCAGGAGTCTTTTTTGCTTCTTTTGTCATTTTCTCAGCAATCATTTCTGCACCCTTACCAAGAAGTGCACCGATAATCATCTGAGCGAATGGTGAAAACTCTGTTTTGTTGTTGCGCTGACGATTATGTCTGTTGTTGCGCTTGTCGTTTCTACGTGTCATATCAACTATAATTTTGTAATATGTTATTAAAATCGTCTTCTGTAACACCATTTGCTACCATGATGGTAAGAATGGTGTCTAAGACTTTGGAATATACTTCATTAAAGGCTGGCTCATCCATCTTGGCGAAGGAGATAGACTTGGCTCTCTCCAAAAACTTCTGTCCGTTCAGGTCGTAGAGCGGTTCGCTGAATCCTGATGTTATCAGAAGTTGCTCACGAAATGTATCTACCGAGCGTAGGTTGGTGCGCTGCTGCTCTGTAAGACAATCCCATGCCGCACGGATAAGAGCGAAGAACTTGCGATGAAACTTGATGTTCCTTGGTCGAACTATGTTTGCCTTGACGATGGATCCAATCTTTATCTTTTTCATTTCCTCGTAATCATCATCCGAGTATGGACGAAGACCAGTGGTTGTTCGTACAAGATGGATTTCCATACCTTATTTATTAACGTTGAGGGAATGGGATATTTCCTTGCTGACCTCCTGAATATTGAACACCCTGCTGAGTAGCTTGACCGCTCGCATTAACCTGTGGGGGAAATTGTTGCTGACCATTAGGTCGGTCAACTTTCCAGCAGTCTAACTGATTGAACCAGCGTCCTTCCTTAGACTGACGTGCTTTCAGCCCGATGTGGGCGGTGATGATTTCGCCTAACTGGATATTGAACTGCTGCAACTTGTCAGAGCCATACACTTGGATAACGGCTCTTGAAGGGTATTGCTCGTTCAACTCTTCGATGGTATATTCACACGAACTCCATTGGGCTCCGTTTTGGGAAGTTCCCGTCTGAACTTGCCCTACCGCAATAATCTTGCCTGTAAACTTTACGTTCATATTTAATTAATTAAGTTTGATTCTTAACGATGGCTTGGTAGCCGTTTCTTTCAGATAATACTCGTAATGTTCTGGCTCTGAATCCTTGAAAAGCTTCATATCAAAGGTTTTCTTGGTGGTAGCTGCCACATAAGAGTAAGAGCCGATATTAGTCTTGATGGATTTCTGCTTATTAGCCTCCATCATCTTCATTATCTTTTCCTTCAAGTCGTCCTGAACAATCTTCATTGCATCAATACGGGCAGTTATCAGGCGATACTCCTGCTCCAGTGCCGAGAACTGTTCAGGTACTTCTACCTTATACTGATAGTCTGCATCGTCTGTGAGATAAGCGTTGATTAACTCGTCTATATGCTCATCCGCTACCCTTGGGAGAGGCTGGAACTTGCTCTGTCCATTCTTGAACCACATGCAGACAATCTCCTTCACCTTCAAGTCGGGATTCTGCTCCTCGAACCATTTGGCATAGATGGATAACTGGAGAGATACATTGTCGTAATGGAGGGTGGAGGTGGTCTTGTAATCTACCAGATAGATGTTGCCTTCATTATCAGCAAAGATTCCGTCTATTGCAGATGCAAAGTTCTCGCCATCTGTAACAAGGTATTCGGATGCGACATAGTGTAAACCGAATGAGACTAACATACTATGGAAGGCTTGAAGCTCTTCTGTTGGATTCGGGTACTTTTTGATGTCTGCATCGAAGATGGAACAGAAGGTTTCAAACGTGTTGTGGATGAGACCTCCACGCTCTGCTGCCTTCATCAGTACAGACTCTGGGATATTCTTGTAGGTGTCAGGGAAGGCTTTCTTGATAAGCGTTCCTGTTACACCTTTCAGTTCCTTCTTGCCGAGGAAGTACTGATGAGATTCTTCTATGAATGTAACCTTTGGTTCATTTAACGTGATTTGCTTTACTTCTGTCATTATTGTATTCCTAATTGTTTTTTCTTGGCTGAAACTGCTTGCATAAACTGAGGATTTGCGGTAAGCGGCTTGTATGTCTGTACTACCCATATCAGATTGTCTTTGTTGACACATCTGCTCAGATAGCCCAATCCTTCGTTCACGTCATTCGTGTGATACTGAGCGTTGGATGATTGCTGAGGTACCGGCTGCTGCGTCTGAGTCTGCTGCTTGCTTTCCTGCTGACGCCCATTGTTGGTGGTATCATAATCAGCGTTGTCGTCAATGGCAAAGAGACCATTGAGTGCGTACTTGCGAGCGTATGATGATGAGGCTCCAGTAATCTGGCTTGCATCCATGCCCTTCTTGGTTTCTTCTTCTCTTGCCCATCCTGTTGCTTCTTCAACCTCTCCCTTCTCGTTTCTGATAGTGGCGGTTGCCTTCACGTAGATTCTGTTGCCAACCATCACAATATCATCAGTAATGATAAGAGTGCATTTCTGCTTTGCAAGTAATGGCTTGACGGCTTCTAAGATGTCCTCAGCCTTGCGATACTTGTAGCCACCGAAGTTGTTGACCTGAGTCTTCGGTGCTTTCAGTTCCGATTGGATAGTTATAAGTTCTTTCATACCTATATTATTTAAATGTTGTCAACACAGATGTCACAGTCACACGTCCAACCATCACACTCCTTGATAAGACTCTTGATTGCTTTGTTTGTTGGGTCTAATTTCAACTCACCTTGCAGTCTTTTTTTTAACTCTTTGATGAGGTCTAAAGGTGTCATGTAGTCTTCAATGAGGTCTTGCTTGATGCCTTCCTCCTCATCAGAAGAAGAGGTAACTGTAAACGACTTGTCAAGAACGAATGATGCCGTAACATCGTAGTCCTGATACTCAGGATATTCTGGCTGATTGTAAGGTGCAGACGGGTCGTCGGCTGCGCCTGGTGGATAGTTTCCACTTACTGAGTTGTTCATAAGCTATAATATTTAATTGTTTGACTTTCAAAATAAACCCCACGATTCTCACGAATGGTGGGGCGAGTGTTTTCTTTATCACCTGAGCGGTCGCTACCGCAAAATATAATTTTTGTATGGAATCTAATGAAAAAACTTCTATTGAAAAGGGCGCACGTCCGAGCCTTTAGTCCAATCCGTGCGCCCAAAGACACAAGCCGAGCCACGCTTTCGCCTAAGGACATGTGTCTTCAAGTTCCCTTCTGCATTCATGGAGGCTTAGGACTCCCAGCACTATTTCCGCATACATTATTAATATGATAATAGAGTCAAAAATGTGGGTTGCGAATATGTATCATCTATTCTGCTTCATGCTGGCTGCATTAGAACCGAATTGTAGTTGTGCGCTTCTACCTCTTAATGCTACATTATCTTTAATGGTCACGGCATCAGGTCTGCATCTTCACAAGTGAACTCCAAGACGTTCCCAATTCCACCTGTTGCGGTGCAGGTAATAGTCTTGCTACGTCCTCGTCTAATCGTATGTTGTAGTTGCATACGTTGCTTTTGGCTACGAGTACCTCTTCAGGAAGGTTTATCCTATCCGATACAAAGCCTTGGAATCAGGCTATTGGGACGCAAGGTGGGACTCGAACCCACGACCTCGAAGGATGGGGAACCTTCTATTCTACCAACTGAACTACTTGCGTCTTACGCATCAACATAAAACATTTCTGGCTTTTGGTGAGTGGGAGTAGTGAACTCCAAAAAACCTCCACTTAAACAATATCAATAACGCTAACTAATTTTTTATCTATTATGAACTTTATTGAGGTTCACTCACCATATCTTATTTGCCCCATTCCTTGAATGAGCGATAAATCTCATTTGTCATTACGCAAAAAGCGAGAATTGACAAAATTAACATAGTTGTCGAAAACATAACTTATAATTATTAATGGGTTGCACAATAGGCTGCTGCCTCTGATTCTATCTCTGTCATACTTTTCGAGCGGTTCTGCATCATCCAGTCTTCCAACTCGCTCTTCTTGAAGTAGAGTCGGTTGACGTTCGGTTTGTAGCAAGGGAGAATGTGGTTTCTTACGTTCATCCTGACTCCTTCTACGGTCATGCCGAGAATAAATGCAGCTTCCTTGATGTTGAGCATTGACTTAGCCGCTATCATCGAATACTGCTCGATGCGGTCTAACTGCTCTTTAATCTGTGGGTCTATCATATCAGTTGAATTTGATGGTTTACTGACAGGCACCAGTTGTCTTTGACGACTCTGTTCTACCAGTGCCCTTAACTCTGGGAGTGCATTCCTGCTCTATTAAGGGGAGAATGCCCTTCGCTTTGAGTGCATCATAAAGGAAGATTCTTCCCTTGGTCGTCCACTCGGTGTTATACTTCACATCATGTCTTCCGTCTGAACGGATGATGTCAACTGCTCTGCTATGAACGTAGCCGCCAGTAAGAAACTGTCCGTACAATATCCACTGACCTCGAACCTTATGCTGGATTCTCATAGACTCCAACTCTTTGTTCATTCTCACCGCACTCATTCCGTAGTCCTGCGCTATCTGAGTGATAGTCATGGTAGCATTGCTTTGCAGGATTTGGTCGTAGTAGCTTACCTTAGGCAGCATTTCGGTAATCTTGTTGCCAAGTTCCATGTTCTCCTTGCTGATAGTGAGGATGGTTGCTTGCTGCTGCTTGTTCTCCAAGGCTAACTGCTGCTTCTCTTCTTCTGCCTTGACCAGAGATTTGAGAGCTTCGAGATAGTTCTGAGGGACGGATGGCTTGGATTTCTCAATCTGTCTCTTCATAGCGTTGAAGGCTTCAATGTATTTCAATTTGAACTCCATCGCCTTCTTGCCATTGAATCCCATCGCCAGCAGAGTGAAACCATCTTGGTTCATGATGAACATAGGATAACTCTGTTTGTTCTGCTCGTTGATGTAGGTTGCTTCTTCAAACATCGGGGTCTCGTCATTTTTAACGATACCCCCTTGAAGTATCTTCCTTATTGCTTTAAGGACATTATCATGAGGCTTTTCAAAGACCTCAGCAACCAGTTTACTATTTGTTAGAGGTTGGTTGCTTTCACCTCTGTAAACGATTTCATTCATATTTTCCTCCAGTTTTAAAATCGGGCGGTAGTGTATGAAACAGAAAGTGACAAATTTTCATTTTATACATTATTATATCTACCGTTGCCCGATTGTAGTTTTTATTTTGTACCTTTGCGGGTGACAAATTTTTATTTTAACTTAATTCAATTTCGTATGAAACAGAAAATCGTACATCTACATTCTAAAGTAAACGAGAAAGGTGTTCTCGTAGAACTTGACCTTGATGAGGAAATCAAGAAGTTGAAAAGAGACAATTATGTTGTTAAGCAAATAGCTTCATCCTCTTCAAGTAATATCGTTGATATTCGTGGAACAACGACATTTGTTCATGTGTTCTTACTTGCTGAGAAACAAGAGTAGTTCTTTTGCTTTGTCAAGTTGTATTATATGGTCTATTTCGCCTCTTTGCTTATAGCCATCTTTTACATCAAGCCACTTTATTGTTTTGTGAATGCAGTCCATTCTGATTCTCCACTCTAAGATTGGAGCTTCATATACCCAGTTGAATATCTCTTCAAATTGTGGATGTGAGGCTCCATAATATATCACCAAGTCTCTTCTCAGGTGCTTTCTGAATAATCTCTTAATCATACTCACCTCCTTCCTAATAAAACACAACCTTTTCGGTTTTAACTCCTCCGAAGTCATTCAGAGCATCTTGCCTGATGTCCTCAGACTGCTTGCTCTGACTCCGAAACGCAAGAGCGTTGAAGATTGTCTCTCTGCAACAACCATATCGCTCGGCAAGTTTTTTTCGTCCTTCAAGCGGAACTTTGATAATTTTTATCTTTTTTGCTTGCATAACTTAATTTTTTGTTGTATTTTTGCTTTTAATAATTAAGCACTTATTGATTACGAGTGCAAAGGTAGTCATTTCTTGCTAAACCTCCAAATATTTAGCAAGAAATTATTAACCAGTTATGATTAATTAAGTATGGTTTAAAAATGCAAAATGTATGGAAGTAACTATTTATCAGCGTATTATGCTAATTTTAGATGATAAGCAAGTTTCGGTTAACGCTCTATCAAAGTTAGTTGAAATGTCTCAAACTACCCTTAACACGCAGTTGAAGGGTGAACGTGCCTTGTCTGCAAATGTAGTAGCAAAGGTTCTTTCCGTCTTCCCTGACGTATCTGCCGAGTGGGTAATACGTGGTGTTGGTACTATGTATCATAAAGAAGGCGATAGGGAAGAGGTGTCTTATATGGTAGCTGAGGAGCCTAAGCGTGAAGTCCTTGGTAATGAGTCTCATCAGGGCGATTCCGTCTGGAAGGCTAAGTATGAGGAACTGGAGAAACGCTACGACCAGCTACTATCCATCTTAGGTGGTAGCATGAGACAAGCAAATGTTGGATAATTGAAATGTGGTAGGTATGAATAATTGGCTATATGTCACATCTGTTTTGGGCTGCCTTTTTATAGCATATATAGCATTTAAGATTTCTTATAAGTATATATTTAGCGACCAACATGAAGATGGTTGTATTAAATATGGTTGTGGGGTTATTTTAGTATTTATGACGGTTTATCTAATCTTTATGACAGCCGCTACATTAAAGTGGATGGATAGCGAGTCTTCTAGGAATACTGGAAATGAAACCTCATTTGGGTCTGTATATATATGTACTGGAGAAACTTCTACCAAGTATCATAGCGACCCTGATTGCAAGGGTCTTTCACGTTGCTCAGGAGAGATAGAGGAGATAAGCGAGGAGGAAGCTGATGATATGGGCAGAACTCCTTGCAAGATATGTTATAATTAAATATTAATATAGTATGAAGAAGTTTATCTATTATTCTGTTTTGATAGCCACATTCATTGTCTTGTGGGCAATAATGATTACTATTTTTGTAGTTTTGGAAAACTTAGGCTATAAGGCTGGAGCGGTTCTTTTTGGTGTTGGCTTTGCTGTTATCCTTGGAATCATAGGTGGTATTAAGCCATGGTTAAAGAAGAAGCTCGAAAAGAAATATGGCAAATGAGAAAAATCTCTGCAAGGCTGGCTACCTTACAGAGATTTTTTTATTCCTTATCGAAGAACTTATCAATGAGTCCCACGGCTTCATCCTTCTTCTTGTCTATAATCTTAGCGTATATCTCGGTGGTGGCGATGTCTGTATGCCCAAGCAGCTTGCTTGTCGTGTAGATGTCTGCTCCCAGTGTAAGCATCATCGTTGCAAAGGTATGTCTGGCGCAATGGAAGGTAATCTTCTTCTTGATACCAGCAGCTTCCACCCATTCCTTAATCGTATAGCATAGGCAGGAGTGCTGAACCAATCCCTTGAATATCACATCATCCTCTCCCTTCTCAGGCAGCCACTTCATGGCTTCCTTGGAGAGATTGTAGGTGATGTTCTTCTTGGTCTTCGTCATTCTGAGGGTGAGTCTATGCTTTTCTTCTCCACCTTCCGTATATGTCTCAATCTGAGACCATCTTAACTTCCTGATGTCGGAGATTCTAAGACCACAGAAACAAGAGAACATGAAGGCATTCTTGACAAGAGGAAATCTGCATTCCGTCTCAGCCAGCAGCTTCACTTCATCAATGCTCAAAAATTCCCTTTCGGTTTCAATACCCTTAGGTAAATCATCTTTAGATATATCCTGAGCAGGGTTATGCTTGATGATGCCTTCTTCCACTGCAACCTTCAAGACCTTACAAAGGTACTTGTAGTATGTAATGCAGGAGTTAATATGAAGGTGCTCCTGACTTTGTCTTCTCATTCTATAGTTCCTGAGGTACTGCATGAATCCTTTGCAGTAGTTTTTGTCTATATCCTTCATCAGCACTTGGTCACCCTTGTAGAGTAGGAGGTGCTTTTTCAGGATTTTCAGGATTCTGTTCGGGTCGTTGTCTGCTATTGATGTCTTCGCCTTTTTATCTGCAAAGATGTCAATCACATCAAAGAGTTTCATCTTGCTTTTGTTGGTTTCAAGTCCAGCCATTCCGTTCTTGATGTCGAGCACACGCTGCGCCTTGATAACATTCACTACTGCCATAGTCTCTGCATTCTTTCTTCTCGCCTCAGTTCTGCCTCTTCCCTTTTCGGGCACAAGATATAGTTTGAGGAACTCATACTTACGCTTTCCATCTTGGTAAATATCAAGATAGATGCTCTGGTTTCCATTTGCCAGTTCCTTGAATCTGATAGTGACTGGCTCTTTTTCGATTGTTTTCTTCCTTCCCATAAGCCTACAATTTAAAATCTGCTGCAAAGATAAGAAATATTTTTGTTACCATCAAGTGTTTTGGTAACAAATGAGTAACAAACGAGTAACAAAACTGCTATATATCTACTATATACCTACTAATATCTATCTGTTAAATAATTTGTATTTTTAGATTCTAAAATGCTGATATTCAGTTATTTGCATATATAGTAGATATATAATAGATAGTAGTTGTTACTTGGTGGGAAGGTTCCTCTCTGCAACAACCATATCGCTCGGCAAGTTTTTTTCGTCCTTCAAGCGGAACTTTGATAATTTTTATCTTTTTTGCTTGCATAACTTAATTTTTTGTTGTATTTTTGCTTTTAATAATTAAGCACTTATTGATTACGAGTGCAAAGGTATGCAAATATGTTTAGATAACCAAACAAAATTGCATATTTCTTTAGTCGGTTATGTTTATTTAAGTATGGTTTAAAAATGTAAAATGTATGGAAAGTATTGTAGCACAGAGAATTAAGTCTGTTTTAGAGTCTAAACAGATAAGTATAGCTGCTTTTTCAAAAATGATAGGAATGCAGCAGGTAACTTGCAATCGCCAACTTCGTGGTGACCAAGCGGTATCACTTGGTCTTATCGAAGGGTTCCTGAAAGAATTTGATGAGATTTCAGCAGAATGGCTTTTTCGTGGTAAGGAAAATCGAGTTGTAGAGGAACATTCTGTATTGGCGGCAGAACCTGAACCAGAGTATGGTGAAGATAAAAACGACTTATTAAACGATTCTGTCTGGAAGGCTAAGTATGAGGAACTGGAGAAACGCTATGACCAGTTACTGTCTATCTTGGGTGGAGGCATGAGACAAGCAAATGTAGGATAATTAAAATGTGGTGAGCAAAATGAATCTATTAAGATGGATTGGTGTTATCCCTGCTTCTATAGTAGGAATGTATGTGTGTTATTTGTTTTCCATGTTGGCTGGTTATTTTAACTTTGGATGGGGAGTAACCATTAATGGAGAAACGATTAATATAGTCGGTGCTATAGTTTCGATATTGGCGAATGGATTTGCTGGATATGGATTTGTCTATTGTGGTGCTTACGTTGTTCCAAGATGTAAAGGTGTCACGGCATTACTATTGATGATTGTTCTTGTGATTGGTGTGATATTTGGAATTTACCAAGATTTCACTTTAGGGCGAGCAACTATATTGGAGACTATTAAGTTGCTGGTAAATCCTATTGGTTCATATATTGCTTTTGAGTCAATTAAAGAAGATGTTATAGCAAACATAAAAACACCTGAAAGACCGATGCAGGATTTCGGTGAAAGTAGGGAAGACTACATGAAAAGAGTGAATGAATATCGTGATAAAATGAAAGAGATAAAATCTCGTAAATGGTATAATGTATGAATGTGTTTTTATTAATTCTTCTGTTAATAGTGCTTTCTGTTGCCGGCATCTATGTATTGATGGGATTGCAGGTTTTTATGAGGTGGTTATCTATGTTCTTTAAATATTTGGAGCGTGGTTACTTGGATATTTACAAGTTGTATCATAGTAATAAGTCTATAGAAGATAGAGACAATTGCAAATATTTATATATACGTTCATGTGGTGCAATAAATGAAGATTATAAAAAGGCTTTGGAAAATAAAAGTTGGATTCTCGCTAACTTGCTAGATTCTGCTAGCCTTTCTATGAGGTGTCACGATTTATATTATGCTAAAGCTTCACTAAAGTTTATAGAAGAAAATAAAAGTCTATTTCAGAAAGCGACTTTTAATAAAAAAGAAAAGAAGAAGTTGCAAAACAAATGGTATAGAACTTTGCATTATTGCTGGATGCTTGAAGAATGGAAAGATATAGATTTTATTGGAGATTATATCTTTGATATGATTAAAGTCTCATATCGTGAAGTTCCTTTCGATAGATATTGTTAATATTTTAATTATAAATTATGGAACAGAAAGTTAATGAAACAAAGAATGTAGAAGGACAGAAGTTTTCTACAGATTGGTACGAAAAGCAGAATCCAACCAATAAGGATGGTAATGAGTTGAACGGCTTTACGTCTATATTGTTGTGGCTATGCGCTGTCTGTCAGATTTTTCGCTCATTCATGGGGATTGCAACAGGCTTTATAATGATGGGCTTGGATTCTAATGCTGGATCATTGAAGATTTTAGGTAGCGTGTTGAGTGTTTTGATTGCTGTAGCTATCATTTTGATAGTTAACAAGAAAAAGTATGGAATCTACGCCTTCTTCGCTATTGAAATCATCTATGTTATCCTAGGTGGTGTCATTGGCGGTGGAACAGCGTATGTTTTAGGACAATATGCTTTTGCTGCCTTGTTCCAAACAATATTGTTGTCTATTCTCCTTTGTTTTAAAAAGAACGGAAAGACTGGATGGAAGGTTGTTCTTGGGAAGTAGTATGTTTTTATTTTCCCAACTAAGAAAAAATATTTTCCCAACTGGAAAAGTAAAATGGCTGAGATAACGAACAGAAGTAAATTACATACTTTAACTCTTAACCTTTGCAAGGCTTGCATGCAAACTTTGCAAACCTTGCAAAGAATAAGAGTTAGTCTTTATCAAAGAACTTATCAATGAGTCCTACGGCTTCATCCTTCTTCTTGTCTATAATCTTAGCGTATATCTCGGTGGTGGCGA